TTTCTGTAGAAAATGGTCGTTGTCCGTAATATGGAGCCAGCTCTTTACTCTGCCGGATAACTGATTATTGCACTTTATCGGCTGATTGAATACAATCAGAGCAGGAACATTCCGAAGAACCCTTTCTGATAAGATCATTCCATCAGATAGTCCCTGCTTGAGGTTAACATGGTTTACCTTTGCCTGTTGGTACGGATTCTTTCTTGAACCACCCTTCACGATGGTACCGTCTGCAAGCGTCCAACAGCCGTTCTCGACAGCCGTTACTTCACCTCCGTAATTCTTGAATTCAACGGAAATAACTGCGTCATTCTTAAATAGAATCCCGTCGATTTCGCTATCGTAAATGCTGTAATTGGCGACGAAGAGACATACTTCCGATCTGCTGGAATAATGCTTTTTAAGCATTTCACAGATTGCGCGATATTGCTCTCTTTCTGCAGTGAAAGAGTAGTCAGCAACTTTGTAAACGAGCAGGCCCATCTTTATAACAATGTTTGTTCTTTTTTATAATTCATAACCATCTTGAAACATCCTTCCATCGTCTTCATTCCGACACCATCATAATTGATCAATGCAATCATGGATTTGATGTCGTCATCCTCCAACGCCTTGTTCATTGCCCTGATTTGAGTGATGCTCCTTATGCCGCAGGCTTTTTTTTCTGTATCACCGATGGATTGCCAAGTGGTCTTGAATCTCTCAAACAAGTCATCAGGCGTCGAGGGGTCATAGTCGTATATCTCTACGGGGATATCGCAAGCGGAGAGGTATCTTTGCATCACTGGCAAAACCTCGTCTTTGCTCAGTCCTCCATTGTTGGTGCCGAGCATTGGAAAAGCAATGGAGGTGATACCCTTTTCTTTGTAGGTCGTTACAAACTTTTCGAGTCCGAGTTCGATATACTCTAATTTGCTGGGGTATTTCCAATGAAACTTTGTGGGGAAGTTCAGAACCCAAGGTTCCTCTGGTTCACCTTTATAAAGCCAAAGTTTCCCGATGCCGATCTGCTTTGACTTGCAGAACCCTTTGTAAATATCAAACATTAGAGGATAGCGCAACTTGAATACAAGTGCGATACCCTTGCCCATAACGCCGACGCAGTTGACGGTGTTCACAATCGTTTGGGCTTTTGTGTTGAAGATATTACCTCTAACTATCTTAATGTTATTCATAGCCCTGATTAATATTATGAATGTTGTATCCCTTAAGGTCACATACTATTGTACTAAGTTCCAATGGAATCCCATACCCCTTAATGTATTTAATATTAGGTATAGAAGTTATGTTTGACCTTAAATCGAAATTAATCGTCTCATAGTCAGCATAATCTAACACATATATATATCGATCTTTTGCTAAAGGAATGAAGTCATTTACGTTAGACTTGTTCTCACCATGAAAGTCAACAATTTTAATGTTGTTAAATAGAGACAATGGAGACAAGTTATCAATATTGCTGTTTATGTGTATGAATTCCATTTGGCATATACTATCAGCAATCTCTTCTGATATATGCTGCAAACGCGAATTAACAAATCTCTCAAGTTTCTTTAAATCTTCCTCGGGATTATTAGACTCCCATTCCAATGCCTTGCATAATAAGAAATCCATTCCATATGAGTCATCATATAAGAATACATCAAGCGGGTACTGCAGCATTTTTAACAGCAGCCAGTTTTTATATACAAGCTGTTTCCAATCGTTGTTTAGATTTAAAAAAAGTTCCATATTATTTGTTTGTATATATCAACCAACTGCCTTTTCTTGGTTCGGAAACCTCAAAGTAGATGGTGAATGGTTTGTCTTTCTTAATCTCTAGATAATGTCCCATATAGATGTTGTTACCTTTCTCTCTAAGGATAGCGGAGGGATTGAGAACCTCTGGGGTCATTCCATCAGTGTATGTAATCTTAAATTCGAATGAATTACAATAGTCGGTCGTGATTTCAAGCGTCTCAGCACTATCTCTGAAATATAATTCTTTATTAATTCTCTCAAACAAATCTTCTTTCGAAATGATTCTGTCTTTTAAGGGTGACGAACCGACAAGGCTCTTCAGCATATCACGTTGATAACTGTCGTAACAACAGATATGAAGGGAAGACAGGGAAGATAGGTCAACTTCATCCTTGACGAGGAACTCTTGCTGCCGTGCATCCTTGTTGTACTTGTTGTAAATCTCATCAGTACTTATATGATGAGGGTCATCGACAACCTTATACGCTCTGGTCGATCTCTTCTGCATGTTCCCGTTGCTGTAGTAGCACTTGTCCGGTACTTTGGCTAATAATTCTTCAACATCGATGACGAAAAACACCGGCATCGGGCATTTGGGGAGGCCGAGATTCAGTGCGCTGCTATAGTATTTCCCATCATTTCTATCTTTCCCGAGACATTCATTATAGAACAGAGTAGGGGACTTGGATATAAAATAGAATCTTGCGAAACTGTGTGCCTTAGCGGTGTTGTCAACGTTTGTGCCGGCACTATTTTCGAATACGCCATCAGCCTTGTTCCTACTCTGAAGCGTATGACTCTTTATAATCTTTACCGCGTTACTCATATGCGTAAAATGATACGCTCGCGGCTTATCAGGGAACGCCTCAACGAAACTGATGATGTTTTCTTGTTTCAGGTAACCCTTGTTACGAATCTCTACTTTATTGAAAAAAGCTTTGTTCCGTATAAGTGACGGCCAATCCCAATAATCTATGTATCTGTCGACAAGCGAGACGGAGAAATTTATTGTATCGGAATTCGACGCCATTGTCCAGTCTATCCTATCTGTAAACTTCTCGAGGATGTCGTTTGTGAATACGAAATCATTCCTTTTGCAGACAATGTTCCAGTTCAGATCATCAGCATACTCTTCAAGGGTCTCAATATCCGCAGCAGGAAAGTGCTCATTCTTAGACACCTCCTGCCAATCCAAATCGTCGGCAAAATCCGGGAGCAGATTCATTACATGCTCTGAAGACGACATTTTTTTCCAATTTACTTTATCATCCGGAATGAGAGCAATGATGGGAGAGCTTACGGGGAAGTAATGACGCCCGGTCAGCGTCATCCAGTCAACCTGTGATGATATGCGCTCATCTTGGGCCATCAACAGCAACAATGTAGATGAAGACCACAACTTGGCGGAGTCTCTTTTCGATAATGCCTCCCAGTCCCAGTCCTTATCTGAGTATCTAACCAAGAACTCAGTCGTCGGCTTGAATATCTCTGCAGAACTAAGCAGTCTCCAATCCCATTGATACTGAGACCTTGATTCAATGTCAGCCTGAGTAACTCGCCATTTGCCATTTGCAATCAGTGCATTATAATCGTATTGTGCTTCGGGAAAGCCTTTGATTATCTGAATTATGTCCACATCTTGGCGTTCGGACAATGATTTAAACGAGATGTACGACCGATAAGCGCTGATTACATTATTGAGTTGCTGCTTATCTTCTACCGTAAAAATACGGCTGTGAAGAGAGATATATTCCCAGTCAAGTTTTCTGGCATATTTGGTCAAGAACCAGTCCTTGTCATTGAGACTGTCTAATGTGGATAGGCCGAAAAAGTCCCATTTGTCTTCGAGACCTACTATCAATTGCTTGACATCCTTATTCCAGGATACCTCTCTGATGCCGGATTTCGGGTCAAAGGCCAGATGTTTATCAAAGTCTTTAGAGTAAGAGAGTGATTCCCAATCTATAAAATCAGCGCACTCTTCAAGATCGGTGAATATGTCAAACTCTTTCTTAGAATACAGCATAGATAGATCCCAAGAGAACCTACTATCATGATATGTATTTCGAAGAATACCCTTAAATTCATAGTATGAATACTCCTCGGATAGATACGTCCATGCAGCATCCTTGGAGGTCTGGTCCGTGATTGAATTAAGGGATGACGCTATCGTTGAAAGCCATGTGATGTCAAGCCGATTCTGCTCATTTATTATTCTGTCGAGAACATCATTCCAGAACCAATGATTGGAGTATTTTGTGAGATTCTCAATAATGAATTCAACGGGAAGGTTTGCGGAAAGATAGCTCCAGTCCCATTTGTCGACAAAAGCTGGATGTCCGATGTTGTTATACTTAAGGCTGGCAAACATCCTTTCTGTGAGAATACTCCAGTCCCAAGGCAATTTGTAATTCGCCTTTACGAAGTCGGTGGAGACTTTTTGATTGCCGGACAGTTTAGACCAGTTCCATTCAAAATCTTGGAATTCACTTATAGTCGTTTCGTCTTGCAATTTTTCTGAAACGAAATCTCTTCCGATAGGCGTTGTTACCCGATCGTTATAGCGAGTGAAAAATGGCTTGTCCCAGATTAGACTCGGATTACATTCAAAGCCGGGAGAGTAACGAGAGGAATGCCAATCTATCAGTCCTAATGTATCAAAGGCCTGAATTAATTCGTCTGACCAAGCATACTCCTTCTCGTTAAACAACAATGATGAAAGCGAGCCTTCTTCTTTGATGTTTGCGTTTACAGCAGACACGAACAATGAGTTGTTGATAAAGGTATGCGCAGTTTCATCATCTACAAAGGCTCTGTCAAAGAGGCGGACAAACTTAAGATGCTCTTGTAGGGTAAGGATGTTTTCTAAGATATACGACAGATCGAAAGTATCCTCGACTTTGTTCCAATCCCAGCGCTTGTCCGGATACTCCAGAAGAAGAGATCTGACGGGGATGGAATCTTCGGTATAATCTGACAAATCAACGTTTGTCAAGGCCAGATTACCAAGGACAAAATCTTTCTCTAGGCGTTTTCCGAGAGTCTCCCAATCCCATTCGGCTGAGTAGACCCCTGACTTAAGGATCAGACTCTCTATTAAGGACACTTCTCTTGTGGCATCGCTTGAAATGCCTTCAAGATCCCACGGATAGTCATTAAAGTTGGCAAGAAGGAAGTCATCCTCAACCCTGCTGGTAAGCGTTTCCCAATCCCACTGGTCTATGTATTTGTCTAAATGCTTGTAGATGATCTCTATGTCACAATTGTTGGACATATTTAGCCAGCAATTGCTGTTCGCCATTTCAACGATTTTAGCGAACAAGCACTCATCGTTCCACTTTGTTCTTGAGTCTTTTGTAAGTTCCTCAAAATTGACAAATTCAAAATAAGCTTCGAGGTTGTTATAGTCCAGAATTGCAGACTTGTCATCCCACAACTTCGCAAACAAACACTCCATGATGGCATTCTCCCTCTGAAGTGCGTTCTCGTCCAACTCAAAGAGCTGAGTCGCCATAGGAGCGATCTCTTTTTCGTTATACGCAACAGGAAAGTACTCATCGTCACTCGTATAAAGACGGATTGGGACTTTTCGTATCTCGATGTCGAAATACTCATCAATTGAGGCTTCAAATATGTTGCTTGGAACCTTTGACTGAAGAAGAATTCGTTTAATGAGCTGGCTCGGTTTCCTGCCGATTATCGTGGGAATCTCAACATCCTCCGGCCAATACTGTGCGCCACGCTGTAACTCGGTATAAATGCCCATGTCCTTGTAGAACGGGAACATTTGAAGGGCATCAGGGTACGGGTAGGAGAAAGTCAAGTGTTCGTAGAGATATTGTCTGCCACTAAAGAAACGGTAAGAAGTATTGTTTGCCAGAGATAGTCGTCCAAGATTGGTAAGCTCAACAAAGTCTTCGTTAACACGAATAAGGTGATTCTTCTCTACAATAGCGAGAATATCCTCGTATAATTTTACTTCAGATTTGTCATAATAAGCCTCCGGTTGGTTGTCTGCCATACTGAAACCAAGCATAATGCCGAGACTTCTTTTGTCATAAGCACCATCCTCGGTTGTGGCTAATAAAGAACAGATGACAAAATCAAGGTCAGACAGGGGTTCCTCCGTGTAATACTGTACACGACAGGAATAGCGTTTCAGGCCCCATTTGTGGAGGCTTGAATAGACGTACTCTGCATTATGAAGGAAATTCTGATTCATAGCTCGCTTTGTTCAATTACTCTATTGTCCGGATTGTTCCTTATCGTTTTAAACAGCTGCTCATAAATCGGATGCTGCGAAAAGTGTTTTTCGTTGCCCACTATTATAAGCAATCTCTTTGCACGGGACAAGGCGACATTAAGTCTATTCGGGGATTGAGCGAATCCCAAGGATGTTTGCTCGGGATAGCCATATTTCCTGAATCTCGCATAATTTGGAGCATCGTCTTTGTGCGCCTGAATCACGTGGCTTCGCACCATTGAGACGATGATGATATTACGCTCCATACCCTGAAACCGGTCAACGGTACTTACTCTAATTGGAATATTCTTGTGGAGTTTAGCCAACTCTCTTATCTGCTTTATCTGTTTTCCGTAGAAACTGATAATGCCGATCTGCTTATCTTCTTCCTTATCAAATTTTTCAAGGTATTTGGAGAATGTAGAAGATGATGCGAATCTATTAAGCAGTTTGCCGATTACCTCAACTTCGCCATAATTAACTCGGGATGTGCCATCAAGCATTTCTGGACTGTCAGTATTGATGAACAGCACATGCGTATTGTGGCCAATAAATGGCTTCATTTCAATGCCGTGATAGCGAGAAGCGGGGTTGGTAAAGTCGGGGAAGTTAACACCCAAGTCTTTCGGCTTGATTAAACCGCAATCAAGACCGCCATCTTTCAAATAGAACTGCTTAATTACATCGTTTATGTCGGGGTGCATCCGGTATTGCAGGTTGAAAGTCTCTTTGATGGATGAATCCGCATTTTCATACAATCTCTGAAAATGAGATTCTTCAATCTTGTCGAATTGCGTATCAAGGAACTTTTGTAGGCGGTTAATCTTTTCTCTCTCTTCTGGAGTCTTGGCAGAAGAGAGGGCATAATCAAGCGAAGATTCCATTTCTTCACGATCGAGCATCGGAGGGAGCTGACGATGGTCTCCGATAACTATAGCTCGATTCCCGTACACGAATGGAAGAACCAACTCCGCCGGGGTTGCCTTAGAGGACTCATCCTGAATAACAGTCGTAAACTCGATTTTTACGTTTCGCCCGTTGGGATTAAATATCTCTCTATAATTCCTGAAGAACTGTGTGCTTCCTTTGCCATCCGCTTTTTTGTCACCGATAGAACTACAGGTGGCTCCGATTACATTACAATTGTCAATGTAATTCTTGTAAACGAGTTCACGAATCTCTTTCGTGGGTTCAGATAACACTCTCTTCCACTTGGTCATTACGTCGTTATCTTCGGCATTTATGCCGTAGAAAGACCTACGAGAAATATTCTCCAACCAATTGTTAAGAACCAAATCTGTTTTGGACACAGTTCTGGTTGCGTCATCCTCTTCATCAAGTTCTTCCGGCAGGAGGGCTTCATCTCCTTCTTCAACCCACTTCTTCATAAGCTCGATCGAGAACTGGAGACCTTCGGACTCGAGTTTTTCTTCACCACCGAAACGAATTGGCTTAACAAGATTCGTTTTGCTGTTGATGATTCTTGAAATAGCATTGTCAACAGCAAGGTTCGTTTCTGAAGTAAGAAGAATCCTTTCGCATTTGTTACCTTGTTTCAGTCCATTCCTGATGAGCTGCCAGATGAGTTCAGCAATTGCAGTTGACTTACCAGAACCCGGAGGCCCTTGTATGACAGCGAGATCTTTTGCGAAGATACATTTAAGAATTGCATCCTTCTGTGACTCATTAATCCGCGAGTTAATCAAATGTCTACAGAGTTCTTGATATGGGCCGCCATCTCTCCGTAATATGTATTGTAAATCGGGAGTCGGTGTGGCGAGCGCAGAATCAAATATGAAGTTCTGAAGGTTGTCGTTAAGCAGATTGTTGCCACTTGTGGCCATCGTAAACGTATTCTTCAACCTGGAAATCTTTTCGATATCCCCGGTAAGAATGGGAACAACAAACTGAATGCTCTTTTGATTGAGATACTTGATGACAGCTTGCTCCTTTCCGGGCTCAACGTCTATGTCGAATAACAGCTTTGGATACTTAACCGACAGCAGATTGCCGAAAGGGACCATCTTTTCGCCTACTTCAAAGCCGAAATCTGCCTTGCGCATATCCTTGAGGTTATCCTCTATGTCTTCAATACGAGATTTTTCATCGCGGTGAATTAGGACTTTGACTTTCCCGGAAACGCGCTGGTCAAGAAGTACATTGCAAGATCCTCTTAGGAAAGAAAGCTCCCTCTGCAGAGAATCATGTAATCTTTCATAATAATCAACAGAAGGACAGGGGAGACTGATGCGGATACAGTGGCTGTTCGCATCATTCTCTATGGCAACATTTTCAAATCTGTCGTTTAGCCGGTTCTCCACCTCGCTGAGCCCAACCATCGAAGTGGAAACGTTGCATTTGAACTTATGCTCAGCACCGTATGTGCGAGCAGAAATGAAAGGAACTGACTTTTCCAGTTCTTTAAGAATAGCCCAGATGTTGTCCGACCGCCAATTGAAATCGATCCCAAGATTTCCAGTGTCAGGATTGAAACTCATATTGTCGCGCTGCGCCACATATTGAGTCACATTATTGAAAACATAACGGACGGATTGACGGTTGGATGTCTTATAGCGGAAAACCGTATCAACATGAATCTCATTTTCCGAGCAATAGTGGCGGGCTTCAGTTAAGAAAACAGTGATATTACTTTGGATCTCGGACATCACGTCAAGGTCGTATAATTCATCCCGATCAATGGGACGCTTAAAGACAAATGCCTTTGTGGATGTGTCATAATAATTACACATGGCCCTCATCATCTCCTTAGCGTTCGGATTGTCGATACTAAAAATAATCCGATAACTATCAATCCTTAAGCCGATTTTGGGACCATAGTCTTTAATAACATCATCGGGAATATAATGATTCTTATACTCGATGATGTCTTTTATGATGGCTTCTCCTTTGTGCTCTTTTGCCTTTCTCCAATAATGCTCGGAACCAAAAAGGTGAGTATAGAATGCCTCTAGGTCAACATTAAGCGTTGTGATGCAGGCAACAATATCATCAACTTGCCCCATACATACATGCCCTCCCTTTAAAGATTGGTCGAGGCTGCGGATTTCTGAGAGAGTGAGCTGATTAGTCGGGAGTACTATCCCGTTTCCGTAGAAAACGGTCGCACAGATGGAGGGGGAGTGCTCCATATGAATGTAGCACGAGGCCAGTTCTTTTTGCAGAGAACATATACCCGAGTCCGTGAATGAATTCCAGACACCTTCATTAATCATCAAGTGGTCTTCATGAATATCATCGGGCGAGAGCATCAATCGTTCTTTGAAGATTCTATCTACGATTCTGTCCCGACCAGATTCATCTACATTTACCGTCATTTTATATCCGTCAATCTCTATGGATTCCGGATCGATGCTTATCGGCGCACAACGTCTCTTCAGGAGTTGCTCCTGAATCAGGATATACTGATTCCACAAATCTCGAAGCTCTTCATTGAAAGCCGAGCCGGAAGGAATATGATGATTGGTCGTATGCATAGCAATTTAAAATAAAACAAAGATACGAAAAGCTAGCCATAAACGGGGATTTGAAGGAGTGATTTTTTGCTTAGATGTAACTTTTTAACTATATGAGCCTCGAAAAACATGGAACTATAGACTGGGAATGTAATTGGTATCACATATAGCCTAGGTCGGAATATCTGGAAACATTAGCATATCATCTGCAATGATTCTAATGATAAATCCCTAAACCCCTTTATATATTGTTTGAACTCGTCAAGTTTGCTCGGAAATCATGGGTATGACTTTATACAGAGTAGCTCGAGTTGCAACATTGTAGCTGAAAGCTTTAAATGAAAGATATTATCATATGATTGCTGGAAATTTGAATTCAAATTTTCCAGATTTAATCTGACTTTTCTTCTGTCCTCAATATACTGTTGCCAGTTCGTGCAAATTGTTGGAATAAGCTTCTAGCATTGTTAATATGGACATATTAGGCAGATGTATCAATTGACTATGCCGGATATTGTTTCCGTGTTTGCCGGATTTTCAAGATGGATTGTTGCTGAGATTATCCAGTCAAAGAAATTTTGTTTGCCAGATCCATGATAAAAGTTTGCCATAACATGAACCAATTTTTGCAAGTGGGTATGTGGTATACTCATTGAACATTCGTAACTTGATGCTGATAACGAGTTTGACTGCAAACATGGCAAACCAAGCTCGAAAGTAGGGGATACAATATCAACAAAATGTCTAATAGCCAAAGCATGGGACTGTCCGATATTCTGCCGAATGGATTCAAGAGTTTTTGTTGAATACCTTACACTAAGGTATCGCTGGATTATCCCTGTTTCACATGATGTGTTTTTGCGCCAACCATAACTATCGCCTCAAATCATAACTTGGTTAAAGTCCTATCCGGTTCTTCTGCGGAAGCTATGTGCATAAAGCAGATATCATCGTTGGCTACAAGAGAGATAGGATTTTTCGTCCACTGTCCAATCCCTATAGTGATTTTCCCGTGCCCAGCTTGCTGTTTTAAGTGGCACGCATCCTGTCGCCGAAAGGCGAATGGGGTATTAGGCTCCCCCATTGGGTTTACTACTGGCAGACGGGCAAGCCCGGCATGGATGATAGTTTCGCTTCAAATAATACAGATGCTGTCCGGTTTCCAATGTACATACAAAAGGAAGTATGGCAGATTGCACCTGCATGATGAAACCTGCCATAGCTTTGCTTTATTCTTATATCTACACCCCGGCATTAAAGTAAAGCCGGGAAATGTCACAGAAAAATGTCACACCGGGATTTAATGGCATAGTGGCTCAATAATGGAAATCCCGGTTGAATTTGTATTCTTTCCCTTCTTTTACGACCATCCGCTTGTTACATAGGAACTTTGCCAATTCCACCGTCTTGTTGTACCCCAGTTTTATTCCCTGCCGTCCGTAGCCCTCTTTCAGCCGTTCAAGGTAGCCGTTATAGCCGCTGATGTTCCCGTCCTCAAAAGCGGCGTTCAAAGCGGAACGGTGCGTATTCTCAGGTATTTCCTTGTACGGGTCGAACGGTTCCTTAGGCGGGCGTCCTGGTTGCCTTTTCTGGGGCTGATATGACTCCACCAGTTCGGGCAGGGAATCATCGTTTACCCGGAAGGCAAACGGTTCAAACTCACGGTCACGGCTGTGTATGGCTTCCACCACGCTTATGGACTTGTCGTCTTTGTCTGGCTCTATCTGCATGACTGTTTCCGCCTTGTTGTTCAGTTCCGTGCCGACATGACCACGCGCGTGCTCGTCATTCTTGTTCTGATGCAGGACGGTATGGATGTGTATCTGCCTGTCATCGGTCCATTGCATGAATTTGGATATCACATCGGTGGATTCACCGGGTGAATTGATATCATGGATGAAGTCCCGGATGCCATCTATGATGACCAGACCTAAATCGGGTATCATGCCGATAGCCTCTTCCGTTATAGCCAGTCGTATTTCGGGCGAATATTTCCGGAGTGCCAGCATCGTCAGATTATCGGTATCACAGTCTTTTGGTAGACCTGCCAATTTCAGAATTCTATTCAGAACAATCTGGCAATGGTTCTTGCCCTGTTCCGTGTCAACGTAGAGAATCTTCCTTTTCCCCTCCGGGAAGCAGGCACGGTAATGCAGCACTGTGCCATTCTTCAGGGCAGCCGCAGCGATGGCGGAGACATTGAAGGTCTTCTTGCTTTTGGCCTTTCCAATGGATGCACTGAAGTTTCCCAGAGTCCCGATTGTGGAGTCATCCACCATAAGTACGGAAGCGGACTGTTCGTATGTCCCGGTCACACTTATGACCGATTCATTTATGTACTTTCTCAATTCCTCCGGAGTAGGAATATTGCAGCTCGTCTTTTCCATATTCCTACAGTTCTCTTGGTTTGGCCTTATGTCTTGTCGCAGCAAGCATCTGCTCGTGTTCCTCCTCGAAGCTCAGAGGCATCTGGCTTTTTCTTCCTGTCTCCAGCCATTTGTCCAGTTCGTCGCGATATACGAACAGATGCTTCCCCTGCTTGATGACAGGTATCCCTCCGTGTTTGGCTTTGTAATAGAAGGATGACTTGGATATTCCAAGGTAACTGCATACTTCCTCCACGGTCATGGGAACATGCAGGTTTTCTTTGACAGGAACCTGTTTGGCAAAATTGTCCTTCAACGCATTTTCGAGACTCTCGATTCTTTCGCAAAGTTTGCCTACCACTTCCGGCAGGTCATTGAATGTCAGTTTCTCGTTTGGCATGTTTTTTATATTTAAATGTTAAACATGCTGCAAACCAACATAATGATATTATGCAGATTATAATCAGCAGAAACTAATTATCGCTGTCTGCTGAAGTTTGCATACAACTGAAATGATAGTCCCCGTTCTCCGGGACATCTATAGCAATTATGGCGGGAACTGAGTCACGAAGATTTTTACAAAGGTATTCGATTGTAGCATTTTCCAGTTCATGCGGGAATATTGTTTTTATGAACTTTGCCCTGTCGATTAAAGGGATATCAAGTCTCTCCCCGATATTCCATGCATAATGTCTTAGCGAGGGGGACTTGATTTGATTATCGGGCTTGGAACGAATCGGTTTATATGGTTCCGCTTGTCCGTATGCCAGAGATTCTATGTTCTCATGGAGAATTTCAAGATCGTCTATGGATAAGAACTGTGACATTTCGTGTGTGGTGTATTCATGTATCGCATGCACAATAGCGCTCTTCTTCTCCATTTCATTGCGCCGCAATTCTTCTATGTGGGCTTCATATTCCTTAAGATATGGACTCTCGACCTGTTTTTCACTGGTTGCATTATCAGTTTGGAGCAATTCTTCCTGGGTATCAGGATTTGTCTCGGAAGGGACAATTCCTCTTGAGGATAACTCCTTGCAGCCAAAAGAAAGATAGCTGTTGGAGAGTAGAGAACAGAACAGGCGTTGCAGTGCAGCGCATGACATGATGGTTACTACGGTTCCTAATATGACCGGAGTGGAATAGTCAATCAGGTCAATCTGATAATTGTTGTACAATATTGTTGCCACTGTTGTGTAGGCGACACACATAATCGCAAGAACTCGGCTTGTCTTTTTGATGGATATTCGGTTGTTATCTGCCATAAACTGTTATTATTTGGAATTGTGATAGGACAAAAATAGATGTCCGGTTTCAGACAGTTGTAAATAATGGCGGAAAATCAGCCGGGAATTAAGAAAAAATATGGTTAGAGTATGATTTTCAGCGAAAAATCATACTCTAACCGATAAAACAGGCACGAATCAGTCTGGTCAGCCCTTTCTTGTCAATGTGATTCTGGTGGTCGCCTCACGCTTGTTGCTGTCGACTACTTTCATGTAGCGTTGAGTGGTAGTGATGCTTTTGTGTGCCATGTTGCTTTGGATGGTACGGATATCAGTACCCGCTGCAGCCTGAAGGGTTGCGTATGTCCTGCGATATGAGTGGAAAGTTATGTTTTTGGTAATTCCTGCGGAACGGATCCATTCCTTCATCGGCTGCTGCGTCCAGCTCCGCTTCAGGCCTTTGAACACAAGACCTTTTTTCTCGGGACTGTACCCGATCAGTTCCAAGGCTTCATCGCTTATCGGGATGATGTCTTCCGTCTTGGTCTTCTGGGTGATGGTATGGACACATTTTCCTCCAGCTGCAAAGTCAACGATTTCCTCCCAGCAAAGGGAAAGTATATCGCTGAGCCGCAAACTGGTCAGACACGAAAAGAGAGAAGCAGTCTTTAGAACAGATATCTTGCACGGAGTTTCAGCCAGACAATACAGCTCTTCCACACTTAGGTATTCCTTGGCAATATCTTCCGATTCGATTTTTTCCAGAAAGTCATTGACATTGGTCTTTATCATCCTGTTGCGGTACAGAATCTTCAGAAATCCCTGGAAAGTAGACCAGTAGCCGGAGGCGGAGTTCTTTGAAATTTGTCCGTCACGCCGGAGTTGCTTTGCGTTAAGCAGGTATTTCCGGAACTTGTTACACAGGTCTACATCTATTTCTTCGAAAGTGCATTTGCCGTGAACGAAGTTGTAGAAGTGCTGATAGACAAATCCCCATTTCTGGTCGTGCTTGCGGAGCTGCTTCCGGTAATACTCCAGAAAGTCCGCTTTGTACTTGCGCTTGTCGAAGAAATCGTACCGTTCATTTACGATGGCTTCAAACCTCCGGCACCGGATTGCTTCGGCCTTTTCCGACATGGCAGCGTTGAAGTCGCGTTCACGCTGATTCTTGGGATTGGCATAGATGTAAATGTTCAATCCTTCATGGCGGATGGTCTTCATTGTTTCCTGATCCCGGTAGCCCGGATAATAATCAAGATAGAACGACAGCATACCTTTCTTCAAAGGGCGCGTCCTCAATGTAACTGTTTTGCATTCTGACATAATGTTGAATATTAAATGGTTGTAACTGATTTTTGCTGCGAAAATCCTTAATGCTTTTATACAGACCATAATCAGCAGGAAATAATTTCCCGATAATTACAGTCGGTCGCATTTAGCCACTAACGGGCTCCCATGATGTGGTCGAATTCCACCTTCAGAAAGCGCACGAACCTGCCTTTCTTCTCCCGTTTTATTTCGTGGAATTGCAAGATGCCGTAAACTGAATCCCTGGTGAGATTGTATTTTTTCATAGCTTCCTGTACGGTGTAGTATTCAGACGAGTCATCTTCGGCGGTCTGTTTTGACAGGTCGAAGTGAAGTTTGGAGTAGAATATCTGGCCGTGCTCTTTCTTCGAGGGGATATTGTTGCGATAGACATGCGAGCGGATGGCTACACGGGTCATTCCATATTTTTCCTCAATCTCTTCCGGTGTGTACCATTCGGTCAAGGCGTCATCCGTCTTGTACTTGGCAAATGCCGCATTGATATGCTTCTTGCTGTAATAGTTAAATTGGTGGACTTTGATTTTGGGGACATCATGTTCTCTGGTATATGTCCATACCCATTTGGTATTTACCTTGTACTTCTCCGCAATCTGTTCGGCTGTATAATATTCGGTTATATCGACATCATCCTTTGGCTTGATGCTTTCATAAGGTTTGGTTTTCAGCATCAGCTCAATGTCGCTTCTGCGGATGAGTGACATTCTCGAACTTAGCCGGGATGCACGAAGTTTGTCTTCCTTCACCAGCTTATAGACATACTGGCGAGAAACACCCATCAGTCTGGAGACTTGAGAAAAAGTGAAGTATTCCTGACTTTCCAGCTTTCTCTTTAACTCAAGCATTTCCTGAATTTCCCTGAGTTCCATTCTGCGCTCCTTCATCCGGTGTTTGTAGCCTCTTTTGGAGCATTGCGGGCTGCAATAATTTGTGGTAGTCTTTTTTGCCATGAAAGGCTTGCCGCACCACTGGCAGATTCTTTTTACTTCCATTTTGTTTGTCCTCCATATTTTCGTTAAACATGAACTTTCGTTGTTCGGGCAATTTCAGCCCTTGCGGTCAGCAATAAAGGCTGCGTTTTATTTCCCTTTTTGTCTACTCACGTAAACCATTGTCAACACACGTCAACTACTGCGTCATCGTGACATTGGGGCAAATCCCGAAAATGTTTCGCGGTAGAAATACGGTAGAAAAATATGGTGAACAACAGTATCCAACTGTTTATAGCTGGATTTTTGGCAAATAAAAAAGCCACTGAAAATCAGCGGCTTCATTATAGTTGGTTCTAATTCGTTGCAGTTGATTACAATATCCTACTTACCGATGCAAAATTTCTTGTATATAATCTTATATTTTGATAATGAATATATTATGTGGTTTAATTCTGTTTATTAGCAACGAAATAGCAACGGTTTTGCAGAAAACAGGCTGCATATAACCTGTAAATATGAATTTTTTACTGTCCTGCTTCAGGTCAAATATATATAATTTATCTTACGTGCCAAAGTCTCTGATGATTTCTCTTGTATAGTGCATGTTTTCTCTAATATCTTGATTTATGTAGTAAGCGATTTGCTAAATTCGTTTGCAATTGCTTTTTGTGTATCTGTTTGCTTCCATTCGCCCCCATTTGGGGCGATTTGCTTCACGAAAGCGAATTGCTTGTTTTGTTTCAATTTGCTTGCTTTGCTGCCTTTTGTCATATTTGCTATAAAAATAAACCCTCGATAGAAACTTTGTCCTACCGAGGGTATTCAACGCAACTGACACAAATGTATCAGTACTGCAAAGATAATGGATTTATGGCAATTTCAAGGTATTTATATAAATCGTCTGATAATACTTAACAAAGGCTTCTTGAGCATGTAAACGATAAGTATTGTCAGCACGACCCAAAATCCCCTCATCTGTGTCTTCTGCCATTTGGACAGTTCACGTTCTATCGGGACAAGTTCCTTTACAGCCCTGTCACGGTAAACTATGCTGTCTTTACGTATAACAGGTGTTTCAACGGGGACGGGTTTCTTCTGTGGTTTGGTCTTTAAGTTGTGATATAGACTACCGTCAGAGTTTACCCGTGCGTCGGATGTCGCATAGTCATTTTCAAGGTGCGAAGTTGTGTCACGGGTTGTTCGTTCTGTTATCTGTGACGGAATTTCAACCAATACCGTATCAGGAATAAACACAACTTTTTCCCGGATTTCGATATGGGTACTATCCTGTTGCGTGGTTGTTAGCTTTTGTGGTGTTCTGCAAGCTGTTAATATTCCCAAGATGCCTAAAAATAGAAATTTAAGTTTCATGATTGTTTTTATTTATGTTACTTTTGTATAGTGTTATATTTTACCTATTTATGGAAACTAAAGAGTATTACCATTCTTTTATGACTGTTATCAAATATTTGATGGCAGGACATAATGAAATCTCGCGTGAAAAAGGAGAGGAGCTATCCGGAGAATATTGGACTCGCATTTTTAAAGTTCTTCAAAATGAACATGTCGGTATCGGTTTAAATGGAGGATATTTTTGTGTAACACAGGCTCAATATCTTAATCTACTCTATGCCGATTGTGTAAACGCCATAGAAGAGATAGAAAAGAGGGAGGCAGACAGGAAACTTGACAATGATATGAAAAAATCCAACATGAAATATGCTCGAAAAGCATATTGGATTTCAATAGCTGCACTTGTAGTAGCTGCGGCTTCCCTCGTTTGGCAAATTTTTACATAAATGAAATTATAAAAAAGCTTTGGCTATTATTGCAATGATATAGGCTTTATCTACTTTCTGATCGTAATTCTTATTTGTTTTCATCATTCTTCAAATGTCAATGCGTTAATACGATTTTTCCACCCTTTGATAAACCGGGACTGAGAGGGGTTACGCCTTACAATATTCTCTACGAACTCGATGCGTCTGGCATGGATTTTATCAAACAGTGCCCTTTGGTCTGCTATGTTGATTGCGGTAAGGGTGTCTTTGCCTACAATGCCGTCCACGGCCACACCGAGAATTTTCTGTACCTGTTTGATAGATGTTCCTGTTCCCGAAGCCCAAGCCCAGTCCACACAGGTATTGGCAATAGATTGGTTGGCGATATTATCCGCTTTCCATTTATCCCAATAGCCGCTTTTGAAGATGTGCAGCCATTGTTCGTCTGTGATGTTCTTTAGTTGTTCGACTGTCGCTCCTTGTCCGTAAAAGCTACGGAATGTGCCGATAGTAATTCCTTTGTTCGTTGCGCCGCCCCGGTCGAGCGGGTCATCAACGAAACCGCCCTCCCAGCGCAGGATGAACGGTTTCAATAATTCTGCTTTTGCCATAGTATTTCAGTTTATAAGAACCACCCGATTTGTGAGCCTATCAAAGCACCTACAACTCCGGCTAACAGATCGTACCAATCCCATTTGCTGTTAGGGTTGAAATAATCTCCCATTTCCTTACCGATGGCAAGGCATACCGCTGCTACAAATCCTGATAGAACAGAAATGTAGGAACTTGAAATAATACCGAACAACACGGCTACCAAAATTGCCGCTATCAAGCAGCAAACAAGGTGAATAATTTTGTCTGTTTTCATACTGATTTGATTTATAAAGTGAAACGTTTTATTTGTATTCCGGCAATAAGTATTGTATATTCATCGCAGCTTCATGCATGATAGTCCGGGCTTCATCTTCTGACACCTCCATAGGACTTGTGAACTCACAGAATATGCTGCCTACCCAATCATATTTGCTATCATTCAACCTCTTTATAATTGCTGCCTGACAACCGCATGAAGATAACAGGGATTTGGCATATTTATCATCTACCTGCTCGTCAATGTTGGTTATATACATGAACAGATTCTTGCTCATGTCCGCACTGAATTTAGCCACTTCCGACATCTTGAGATTCTGTATTTTATCCCTCATTCCCTCAATGCCCTTGCGTTTAACCTCGTAATATACCGATAGCAAACATTCGTTACCAAGAGGATGGGGCTGAACGATATATACTCTGTCCGCCTTCATTTGATATAGTATGCTCCATAGCTCACCGAACACGATAGCAGAACTGTCATTGCGTCTTTTGCTTTTAATCTCCTGTTCCTGTTTGAACTGCTCAATTTTCAAGTCCGTAAGTTTGTCTTTTGTCTTCTGATTGTACTTAAACCAAAGCCCAAGCACCCCTGTTATTATCACACCTATTGCACTAATTATAGCTGATGCATCCATATCTGTATTATTTGATTATCGTTATACTTGTTTTGCCAATAACTCAAAATTTCCGTTACCAATACTTCGGGCATAAAGCTGTAGATTGTATATGGCATCTTCATTTGCTATATCCCTCACGTTGTAGAATCGAACACGGCCTGTAGCTTCCAGTGCTACATCATCTTTCGGATTTGTAGTTTCAAGTACCAGAGCTTTGGCTACCCCGTTACCACCTGATTTATCCACCTTGCACCGAATGCCATTGAATCCTCCGTATTCTCTCAAGACAATATTTATCCCGTTGTCTATTTTGTCATTCCCGGAGATGTCATAATTATGAGTTACGTATATGGCATTATTTGCTAAACTCTCACCCTCCTCACTGATTATGCCTGAATTTGAAAAAGAAGAAGACCCGTGTTGTGACCATGACATAAAAGAAGCATTGCTTATTATCGTACCGAAATAACCGTTATATTCGGAAGTCAGGTATCCGTCATCGTCTATATTGAATTTTCCTATTTTCCCGGATGTGGCTATGATAATACCCTCAACCTGTGCCTTTTTCATTATTACTGTTCCGTCCTGAAGTACCCGAAAAGGAGCATCAGCACGGTTATCGAAAGAAGTACCGGCCCATATTCTCACAGAATTGTCGTAATTCCCTTCTCCTGTAATTCCGGCTTTGATGTTGGTATCATCACCGGCAAGCTGGACAGTACCGGATGTAATCAGCCCTCCGTCAATAACCGTTTTTGTGTTGTCGTAATTTACGGCTTTTTCCCAGTCCGTAACAACATAAGAACCTGTTTCCCTTGCTTTCATGCATCGTTTCATCTCTGTTCCGTTCACCCATAAATCACCTATATCATAAGGCGGATAGGGAGTTGAAACGAACACCCTGCGTTTGCTGTTTGCTGTATCTTGGGCCTGCCCGGCTTTCTTTAAGGCTTCCGTTGTGGCTGTATCGGTTATTTCCGTCCATTTGAACGTGCTGCCCGATTTAGTCCAACGCCATGAACGTCCGGATTGCAGATTGGTAAACGTATCGTTCAAATGCTTGTTCTTATCTTCGTCTGTTTTCCATGATGAAGCGGGAGCATTACTTGTAGTCGGGTCATACTCGTAAAAAAAGCTCTCTATAGCTCCGTCAATCTGTGATTGCAAGTCTCCTATAGCTTCTATAAAGTCTGCCGTTTGGTTGTTGAACTCATTCTCGAAATCTCTTAAATCTTTCTCTGTTCCGTTTAGACTTCTGAATTTGATACGTCCACCGATAACGGAGTTAGCCAAATCAAAATAGGTAGTTCCGTCTGCTGAAACAATCTTGTCGGTGGTTATGCGTCCGGGCAAAATCTCCGTGAAACCGTACAGGGTTACGAAGGAGCGTTCCCCGTCATACTCGCTGTTAAGCAGTCCAACGAGCAGATGATAAAACCCGGCAACATCATCCATGCCTATGGCTTTTGGAGACAGCACAAATTCGCCCTCTCCCGTGCCTGTCGGTACTTTGGCATAGAAGTAATATTGCTGCGATAATTGGTCTAATACAGGGCTTGTATAGCCTTTGATGTTCCAATTCTTGTATTCCGTTTTGCTTCTGTTTGATGTTATGGTATCTATTCCGAGCGTCATGTGCTGGAGTATGGTTTTAGGGGCTATCAGTTGTTTTGTTTCCTGATTGTAGGTGATATGGTATTGAATAGGGTGCAACGAACTGTCCACGAAACGGAACTGCAAACTTTCATCGCCGACCAACATAGCCATAGTCTGTACCGTTATCGGGGTTATGGAGCTTGTGAAATTTTCCAATAACGCATCCTCAAGCATTTTCATCGTTTCCACAGCATCACGGAATCTACGTTTGGTAAAAAGTATTATTTCCTTATCGTTATTCTCCACTATCACATTCTCGTTCTGTATATCTTCTATGGTAGAAGACAAGCTTTTTCCTGATACGTTGTTGGACAGTTCAATAATTGGCGAATATGGAGAAGTAATATAGTCTTTAATACCGGTTATCCTGATGGGCACTCCGTCAGGTGCAAACTGATTGTCAGAAAACAGCACATATCCTCCCACGACAAGACGTCCACCGACCTGAAGCCAATTACGTTTTGCCCACATTCCTTGCAGCTCTCCCGTGAATGTGAATTTCACATCTTCATGTTCATACAGATGCTTGGCAGCCTCTTTGAACATGTCCCACGATGCTCCGGTTTTCGTTTCGTTGTCACACACATAGGCATCCGGAAGCATTACACCGAATATGACATACGTATCTTCCTCTTTAGGCACATACACACCGCCAGGCATGGTCTGACCGTCTATCTCCTGCGGAACGATCTTGAAACGCCGTTCCGAATGAACATAACCTGTAAGTTTGTTTTCCGTCTGCTCCAAGTCAAATTCCCTACCGGCCAGCATCCCACTCTGGAAAATGATCGTTGCTGTCTCTCCGGCTATTCTGTATTTAGAATAATCAAGACTTTCGGGTATTGTATCATCGAAGATGTCGTAAAAGTTTTTTTCTTCATCCACAACCTCTACTTTAGTCACTTTACCGATACGTGAGGGATATATTTCCGAACAATCTACGCTGTCCTCTGTTTTGTATTTCAGAGGTTTGTCCTGTCTTCGTATTGAATAACCCTCCTCATCTGAAATATAGGTACGTCCCTCGTATTCCAAAGTCTGCGATTTCGGAAGAAGAAGCTCTGCATATCCATATTTTGAGCGGTCTATGTTTCTTGAACCACCTTGTACAAACATTATTTCAATGGGTCTGCTGTCCGTTTCGGTGGAACGTCCTAAACCGGGCACAAAGCCGTTACCCTTGCCGTATGACAGAGGTAACGGTTCATCCTTGAAATACTCGACTTTATGCAGATGAATGACTTTGCCGACTATTTCCCACTCGGTACTGAAAGTGTCTGCCACACTCTGTAAGGCTGCGTCAATATACGAGTGGTCAAACGGTATGGTTTTTTCCGTTGAAACGATACAATCCCCGACACTCCAGCCGCTATCACGCTGATTGAGGTTATCCACGATGGTTTGAAGAAATTCCTTTGGTGTGGCACACATGGAGAATTTGAGACGCTTATCTACTGTGTTACGTAGCTTGTATCGTCCTAATTGGCTCTGTACACTTTCCATTATCAGGGTATATTCAAAATCTCGTGTTCCGTTCTTCTTGAAGTTGGCAGGAGTTTCAAGCGTGTATTTTTCTGCCATATACTCACACCAAGCTCCGATAGGAAACTCAATGTATTCAGCGAGAGAAAATTTGAGCGTAATGTTATGTTCCCCCATAAGAGAACGATAACGGTAGCTGTTGTCGTCTTCTTGTATATCAATAGTCGTATTGTTGAAATGAAGTGTAATCATATTTTATCTATTTTACCTCCTTAACCAAAGTCTGTAACATATCTAAATCTGCATCATAACCGTTTGGAGCATCCAAAATTCCGACATAAAGTTTTCCGTTTTGGGTGTAGTATTTGTCTTTCCGTATAATCATCATACGCTCGTATGGTATCGGATCATCCTTTGTACCGTCATGTTCGCTTACAAGACCGTAATTGGCAGGGACAATGTCTGGCGTTTGATGTTCAATAACAACGGGAACAGGTTGTAGAACTTCATACAGATTGTCTTTATAAAGTATTTTAAACCCGACATCATTAAGGCTTTTACTGATAAAATCCTCCCATTTTGGGTAAAATTCTTTTACAGAAATAGATTCCTTGTTTGATAATGACATTGTGTTAATGGCGGCTGTAGTCTCTTTGGTGAGTATCTGCATTGCCTTAACTTTTGCATAATCTTCATTAGGCTGTATGTAATCATCTCCATGATTCCACTCTTCACTATTCATTAATTGAGTAAATTCAGCATCATCAAATTCATACCTTTTAAGTTTGCTAAACTCGTCAATATTACGAACATATTCTTCATGTAAAACAACTTGTGTTCCATTCACACTTTGTCTCATTGTCGGAATGATTTCTATACCATGAGCTTTTGCTTGATTAATTGTACAAATTACAAATTTCATATTGTATTCATTTAAATAATTAGTAATTAAAAATCTTCTCTATATCTTTTAGAATTCGTAAATTCCTTGTTTGATATATTTAAGTACTATTGCCTGTTCTTCTGGTGTAAGATTGCGGGGATAGATTATTAGATAGCGGTAATCTAATTTCCCTAATTCTACTTGTGATTGGCCTTGTAAGAAGCCGGCTAAATTGTAGTAAGTTTTGTTTGCCGGTGATAATAGTTGGTCTAACATAGCATTATTGTTATATGTCAACCTATAGGTATTCAACAGGTTGACATCCGGATTCCCGGTTAAAGCTAATGGAAAATATGCTATGAAATCACCTGTATTTCCCGGCACTAATCTTGATAATGCCGTAGATACGCTATCTTTCGTTCGTAAATAACTGAAATATTTAGTACCTATTTCATTGACTTTGCCGGATAAAAAGAAACTTGTTTCTGCTGTTATTGCCGGATTGAACGATTCAAGCGGTAACCTCCCGGTATCGTCTACTCCGTCAAGACGCAATGTACCCTGAAAGAATCCGGACTCCGCACTATGGGCAATATTGAAAAGCGGTATATCGTTTCCATTACCTGATTGATCTTTAAATACCGTTTCTCCCGTTGTTTGTTTTCCTGCTATATATATGGCCAATGGATCAGCGGGCAACGTCAGTTTTTCCCCGACTTCCGCTCTGGCTGTCATATAGGGCAATACGGTTTTCTGATTGGTAGTTACCGTAACTTCTCCGGAAAATGTTTTCGGGGATTCAAAGTCTAATTCGGTTTCTATCGGTTCTGCTAATTGATAAATTACTTCAATTTCCGATGTCAATTTATTATTAATGTCTTCTAATGTGTTTCCAGCCGAGAATATGACTGAATACATATGTTTTAAAAACATACTGTTATTTAATTCCGGATTAGCGATTGCGTCATTGAAAGCACTTGCACCAGATTTAACTTCGGCTATATTAGACAAACCCGGACAATAATGTTTTATAGCGTATTGACCGTTAAAATCACAAATACCTTGACCATAATTATTCGCTTTGACAATACGATTAAAACTTGAAAATGTACGATAGTTTATTCGTTGTATTAGTTTCCATTTTCCGACACTATTATCAAATACAAGTTCGTCCGATACTGTTCCGACAGACCTTAATTTAATATCTCCAAAATTTATCTGCTGTGTTTCCGTGCCGTTACTGATTGTCAGGATCAACGGGGTATCTCCTATTGAATTTATCGGTATCGGATTCGCAAGGGTCGGTGTACCGTCTTGGATTGATTTGCCGTAAACGGTGAGTTCTTTAAATATTCCGGGTAAAGAGTTGTAAACCGTGAAGCCATTTTCTCCGCTGGCCGTAGTTTCTTCGGCCTTGCCGTCTATATCTTCTCCGTTATATTGCAAACTCGCTTTATAGTTGTGCTGTACTTCTTCTTCGGTTAAATAACGATTGTACATTAACACATCATATATTCTTACTTTACCAAAGAATACCTTATTATTTTGTAATGTACCTAAATTAAAGATAATTTCATCTGGATGAATGTTAGCACTAAAATTATTTAATTTGTCGGTAGGAATATCTGAATTATCATAAACGTTCGCATTTAACCATTTTTCAGTACTACTAAACACGCTCATCTTATTAAAATTATCACAATATAATCTCGAAATTACCCCTGATGATTTTCCACTTCCCCAAATGGTTTTGTTATTAATAAGTGTACTATAATTAGAACACACACAATGTATGTGTGCATCTATGTTTGAATATATTTTTTTCAAGAAACTGTAATCGTCTATACCGTCATATTGAATATATCCGTCTCCATATCCCGATTCAGTGGTATATGCCATATTATAGTTGGTGAGATCATTACCATTGCCGGATAGATCCGGAAGAATGTTTTTATTCTCATCCGTGTTGCTTCGTCCTCGACCGGTATAGTAACCGATCAGACCCTCCCGGATGTAGTCTAATGCTTTCGATACTTTACATTGGGCTATCATACGGGGTTTTACTTCGGCTGCATTGGTAGCGAAATAGGTTTGTTCGTCATAGGTCGTTATTACCGGTAAGTCAAGCGGATATTCTGCCTGAGCTGCTAATTGATAGCTTACATAGACTTCATTTTCGCCCAACCACGCTGTTATTTCTTCTTTTGTCATATTAACCGTTGTAGGATAACGGAATATTCCCAGATAAGGAGAATTGTTATTAAGATTGATTGTTCCGACTCCGTTATTACCTTGTACGAAATGTGTGCTTAATAATCCGTTTGGGGTACTTCCGTTAATCGGTGCTTTTGTCGGATAGAAATAACAGTCGCAAAAACCTAAATCAGTATGATTACTTACTCCTGTGCAGGAGATTATACGGTCATTCTGTATCCGCTGTATCAGTTTCCATTCTTTCCCGTTATACACTACTTCATCGTATATGCCGTTTACTGATCGAAGTATACCGTCATGTCCCGCCTTTTTCATTGCTTCTTTGATGTTCAACAACTGGTAGTCGCTTCCTGCTTTATCCGGCATGACTGACAAAAACAGCCCACTGTCTCCTACCGATCGCATAGGTACGGGATTCTCCGGAGTCGGTGTGCCGATCTGTTCCGTAAGCCCATGTATCGATAGGGACAACAGTTTATCGTCTCCCGGTTTCGTGTTCCAGACCGGAAAGGCTCGGCCGGAGGCAGTAGTGGATTGTAGTTCACGGTATTTCAAAGAGGAACGAGCCTTTTTCCTGCCAATAGATATTAATATTGAATTTATCATGTCTATGAAATTTGAATATAAGAACCGCTTCCCCAATAGAGGTCGCACGTTTCGAGAATGTCATTATTGGGAGCAATTTCCGTGATCGCCATTGGAGACCAGTCGTTAAAAGCCACAGGAGCATCGGAAAATTCGTCATCTTGATAGCATTTTACATTCAGTACAATGTCTAAAGATGATGTATTCTCACTGTTCTTTGGCCTGATATAGATTGAAAACGGAGTTCCGTTTGGCAGTCTGAATCCGGATTCAAGACTTTCTATTTTCCCGTGCGAAACTATACGTCCGCCGTTCATGAATTCGCTGATGTAACCTTTTTGAGCCATAGTTTTATTGTTTAAAAATTAGTCATCTTTATTTTGTATACCGGACAACGTGAGAGTGACAGAAAACTCACACCATACATGTCCGTTCTTTAAAATTTCAAATTTTGATACCGAATTGCTTTTATAGAAGCAACGGTACTGTTTTTTGAGCGTCCGAACATTCAGCACTCTTTCTTCCGGTTTTACAAGTGCGGAAAACAGAGCATTCCACCGTACCCAAAAAGTCAATATATCTTCTGACCGGATAAACAGTTTCAACGTTACATCCCTTGCCTTATACAGGACTTTCCCATCGTCATATATTATCCCGTTTTCCGTTTTCGGACTTATGATAAGATTTTGCCTTACATTTGAAATTTTCCTTAGATTGTCATCTGTTCCATTCAAGACAAAAATGCCGAATCTCGAAAAATCCACTTCGTCTAATTCATATCCTCTTTGCCAAACGTCAGCTGCCCCTAAGTCGTAAGGTTCGGTTATCGTTACAGAGGGAAAATCATCTGCAAAAGACAATGTGAGTTTTCCAATCCGTATTCCGAAAGACAGAGAACTATTGTTTACGAGCCTTAGTCTGTACTCCTTTTTCAAATCCGTAAATACGAAATCATGGTATACCGTATCGGAAAGGTGCAAAAACAATTTGTCATGTCGGCTGTTGTCTATGGTGCAGAACGGTATGGGGAATGTCCTTGTGTCAAGTACGGGTTTTGAAAGATCATATTCCGCCCCGTCATATTCCGGCCATTCCGTGCTGTCTATACTCTTGAACGGCGGCATCTGTATCAGAGCCTTATATCCATACTGCTCTACAAATACCCCGTATTCGAGAAACGCATCCTTTTCATCGATGAGTAACTTTCCTACCATAACACTTTTGCATGGTCGTTAATTGAACAATCTATGTTTGATGAAGCATCCTTTTCCACTTTCACAACAGAATACCCGGAAGCAGTAACGGAAGCAGTCGCTCCGTGCATCAGATAGAGGCGATTCCCTGCCGTTTCACGATAGTTCGCTGTTGCTGAGGTGTTACCCACCAGAAAAGCTCGGCGAACCTCCGTAAGCGAAATTTTACCGCAATCGATGTACACTCCAAACCGTTCAGGGTGGTACTTCTTGAACTTTCGGAAAGTCTCAAGGTCGGGGAAATTGTATTTTGTCATAAATTCAACTCCCCGGGGAGTGAACATCAGTTTTACCAATTCTTCCAAATCCTCGTTTCCCGTGAACATGGAACACGCTCCGAGCTTCTCTGCCATATCGTAACGGGCTGTTTTATTGCATAAGGATTGAGCCGCTGACTTAGCGGTTTTCCATTGTTTCCAAGTATCGTTTATAAGCTCATCCATCGTTATTATTTTTTTAATTTCAAACCCTTTGTATTGATATCTTCAAGTGTGTCGGACATCCTGTTTATCTTTCTATCCATTCCGTCAATTTTGACATTTGTTTCGTCCAATCGCTCGTTTGTACCTGCCGTATTGCTTTCAATTCCGGCAAGATGTTCAAGCATCCGGTTGGCCGTAACATTTAACGTGTTTAGCCCATCCATAATGGAAAATGTATGTCCCTGTATGGTAGTAAGACGGGCATTGTTTTCGTCCACGCTGTCCTGTGACGCTGTGGCAATGCCTTTTTTCGTACCCTTACGCTCTGCATCTTCTTCATTATCCTTAAACAGATAATCCGCCCAACCGAATTTCTCTTTCAGCATTTTTTCGTATTCTTCAGCGTCACGCATCAACGCCTCGTATCCTTTTTCGGTAAGTTTTCCGTTATTGGTTTCCAACTGCCATTTCAGCTCACCTCGGATTACATCCATCATGCCCTCATTGGAAATATATTGCTTGATTTGTTCCATAACGCTATTTTTCGCCATATCCTTTATAGCGTCTTTTAGCGAATTCACGGGCTTCTCTCCTGAAGCCAATGCTTCTGCCCACGCTTCTGCAAAACGATCTATCGCCGTTTGCACGTCCTCTCCGAATATTGCGTCAAGCATTTTTTCCTTGTTGTCCGCAATAGCAATGTCAATCTCATGCAGTTTATCCTGCCACTCCTTTATGCGCTCATCGTCTGTATCTTTCTTGTCTTGCTCCTCTCGTATCTGCTGTTCAATGAGTACTTTCTGCTGTTCAAGCAACGTATTCTGCTGTTCAATAAGTTTTGAAGCATCGGAAGAATAAGCCTTTTCTATTGCCCGGTCGAGGTCTTCGTATGATGTTTCCAGCGTATCTACTTGTTCCTGTAGCCGCTGTATGTTTTTCTCTATCTTGGCATCGTGTATCTGCGCTATTGAAGAAACGAGAGAACTTACAAGACCTACTGCCGCACCTGCTGCTGCGCCGATAGGACCGAACATCGCACCTGCTGCTGCACCTGACATTGCAGAGTTGGCCGCATCCATAGCCACGTTTATACCTTCAGCAATTCCGGATAAGGCATCAGAACCGAAAGCGTCTCCGAGATCGGAAAATGTATCGGATAAGAAAGATCCGACCTGCATGATTTCATTCAATCCCTCTTGAATATCAGCTAAAGCCTCATTCAGTTTTTTTGTATCGTTACCTGAATTAAACAACTTTTTTAGCCCGTCCGCTATCTTTTCGTATGCCGGACGTAATTCATCTGCCGCCCTTTTGTTGTCACGGAGAGCGTCTGATATGTGTTTCAGTTTTTCAGGAGACCTGCTCCATGTATCAAACGTTTCTTTGGTGATACCGAACTGCTTGCCTTTATCTTCGTCCCATTCTCCCGATTTGAGAAACTCCAACGCTGCCTGTCCTCTTTCATTAATAGCGTCAAGTTCGTTGATGGTCTTATCCCTCATGTCCCCGAACAGCTGACTGATAGCAGAAGTACTTTTGTTCGCTTCAATATCAAGGTTTGACAAAGCCTCCTTGTATTGACGCATTGCTTCTTCCTGAAATTCAGCCGGGATTTTCGCTATACGTGCTTCCCATTCCTGTGCAAGTCGCTCGCGTTTTTGATAGTAAGTACCGTATGTGGAAAGCCAATAATCGGTCATTTCCTTTGCTTCTGCGGCGTTTATTTTGCCGGACAGGTCATTATATTGTTCCTGATTGATATTGCCCCCTGCAAGGTCTTTACCGAGTTGCTTTCGCTGTTCCTGATAAGTACGTTTTATGGCGTTTACCTTACGCTCTTCCTCTGACATGAAAACATCTGCCAAATTCTCGTACAGACCTTTGATGTAGGACGCATTTTCTTCTTCGGCTTTCCGGGTTTCTTGTGTGGCGTTGGCGTTTGCAGCATCACGTTTTGCTTGAAAGCCCTGCTTGTCGCTTTCCGAAAGTGTCTGGCCGACTTTATCTAATTTCTTTGCAAGGGCGGCTTCTTCTCGGTCAATAGCAGCCAAAGTCTGTGTACGCCGGTTTTCGATTTCTTGAAGTCTTTTCTTTAAGCCATCCTGCAGGGCGGCTGTCTCTACATCTGAAATGTCGTTCAACAACTGCTGACGCTGTTTGGCGATGTCTTCAAGTATCTTTTTGCGTTCCTCTGCGGTCTTTTTGAGATTGTCATTCTCTTTTGTATCACCTCCGAGGTCTTTGTACGCTTTCTCTGCCGTGTCGTATGCGGCTTTAGCGTCCTCGTATTGTTGGGAAGTATAATTCTGCCTGTCCTTGTTAATCTTTTCAAGTTCAGCCTTAGCGTTTTCCCAGGCCTTTTTAGCTGCTTCATAATCCTGCTTGAATGTGGTTTGGGTTGCTTTCTGCGATTGCAGTGCAGCTACCTTTGCATCTGCGTTTTTCAGGCTATCCTGCAAATTTTTGAAATGTAGATTCAGGAATATATCCACGTTCCACAGACCAAATTTGCTTTCAGCCTTTTTCTGCTGTTCCTCAAATTCTTTCTTGACCTTTTCAAATTCGGTTTTGATTTTATCACGATCTTTGATTGCAAATTCAAGTTTGGTTTCAAGCGGTAATGCGTTATATTCGGCTTCTTTACGCAAACGGTTCATTTCATCTACATTCTTTTGCAAACCGTTTACGTATTCTTGCACCTGCTCTTGCTTGTTTTTAAGTAACCCTGTACCAAATACTGAGCGCAACAGGTCGGCATTATCTTCTGATAATTTAGTCCAATCCTCTTCTGCCGCTTTGATATTTTCAAGCAAGGATTTATATTTTTTTAGTTCATCAATCTTATGTTGGTATTCTTGTTGCTCCTGTATTTCATTCAGTTTCTTTGTTGTGGTTGCAAGATTGGCGGTTGCCAATTCCTGCATGGTGTATTCGTTGGTCAGTTCCGGGCATAGTGCCTTTAACCGTTCATACGCTGCTATCTGCGAATAATCGGTTTCTGTCTTGTCCCTGATGATATTAATGTAGTCCTCTATGGACTTACGTTGTTCGTCCAATTTCTTGCGGTATTCATCGCTTTCTTCATTCAGCTTAACCTGTGCTTCTTCCGCATTGGTGGCATTGTCAGTAAACAGTACCAAAGCCGTAACTACCCCGATAATAGCGGCTGCGAGCAATACGTATGGGTTTGCCCAAGCCGTGATGTTGAATGCCTGTTGTGCAGCCGTGAGAAGTGTCATTTCCTTTCGGAACATCATAATGAGGCGTATGTTATCGGTAAGGTTTCGTGCCTTTTCCACCACCCATACAGCCATGAGAGCGGCTTTGTAACTCCCGTATGCGGCTGCAACAGACAATATGGCGTTCATAAACACATCGTAATGCTCTACCATATTAGTAAGCAGGTTCACACCGCTTACGAACACGCTCTGCTGGCTGCTTCCAATCTCGTTGAGCATTGAGTTCCATGCGCCCTCCAAGTTGGATAACGCACCGTTTATGCCCTCCGATTGCTTTTCGAGCATACCGTAGAACTGACCGCCCTCTGCCGTTGCAGAAGCAAAGGCTTTTTCCATGTCTTCTGCGGATATTGCGCCCTGCGACATTTCATCCCGTAGCTCTGCGATACTCTTTCCCGTGTCCTTTGACATTTGGTTTAACGGGTTGAAACCTGCATTTACCATCTGCAGCAGGTCTTGACCCATGAGCTTGCCGTTAGCCGATGCCTGTGCAAAAGCCAGCACAAGGGACTGGAAACGCTCGGCATTGCCCATAGAGATGTCGCCGATTTGTTTCAGGATTGGCATTACTTTTTCAGCCGCCACGCCGAAACCGAGAAGTGTCTGTGCGCCTTTGGCAAGAGGTTCGAGCGTCATAGGTGTCTTTACCTCGAAATCACGGATAGCACCGAACAGCTCTTTGGCTTTGTCTGTCGAGCCGAGCAGGGTGGCAAAGGAGATTTCAAGCGACTCGATTTCGCCCCTGACCTGCACAACGCTACGTGCAAAGTTCGTCAGGGCGGTAACGGAGAAGTATGCTGCGGCGGCAGTACCGATAGTCCTCATTGCGCTGTCGATACGCCTGCTCTCGTTCTCTATATTGCCGCCTATGTTCTTGAACTCGTTGGATGCTTTTTTCGCTGCCGCTTCCAACTGTGCCGTATCAAGAGTTATTGCATAGGCTAATCTTTCTTTATCACTCATACCCTTATTATTTGCTCATCTTCAAAATCATTGAAATTATCCACATTGTTTGCATCGAGTGTATCATCATATAGGGGGTGTTCTTCGCTTTCGCTCTTGTCTACATACATCGGAACGGTACGAGTATACATGATGGCATTCGTGTAACTGATGTCGTACAGGGCTCGTTTTTCCGTTATTCCGAAAGTCTTTGCTATCCCAAGTACGGTAGCCCAAATGCTGTCGTTTAGTTCTCCACTTCCTTTGTCGGTTTTAGAAGATTTATTTCGCTTAGGGAAGTGGTAATACCGAAAAAATCGCCAATCTCCAAGTCGTTAAGCCTGCGGATAATGATGTTCAACATTACGGACGGGCGAATGTTATCCAAAATGATTTTTGATAACTCTGCTTTCCTGTCAATAGTTACAGTTTCTTCCGTTTCGCTTTTTATTAGCCCAAAGAAACGCTTTCTTATGACCTTTCGGGTTACAGTATTCGTTAAACCTTTTGCACCTAAAATAAGTACCGCTACAATGTCTCCAAGCATACGGTAGTCCTTTGCATTATGCAAGACAAACGAAGTAATATTATCTCTACTTATCGGCTCAACCTGTGGAAGTGTAGATACGATTTCAGATACTAATATCAATGTCGCAATAGATGGTGGTGCAATGTTGTATGTTACCCCATCTAACTCTATCGTTGCGATAGGTCTTTCAAGAATAGCCGATGCGACTTTGCTTTCAATGGTTTGTTCTGTCATAACTGTCTGTATTAAAAATTAGCGGAGAGTGGGGGATTCGAACCTCCGGTGCGTTTCCGCACGCCTCGTTAGCAATGAGGTGCAATAAACCACTCTGCCAACCCTCCGAATGGCTGTTCTATCCTACCGAACAGCAAAGGGGTGTCTTTCCACTCGTCAATTATCCTACGATGCCGCTTTCTTCTGCTTTACGGTTACCTTAGTCGTAAGGTTTCCGGCAGTTACCGTGATATTGGCCGTGCGGTCAGACCCGGTACTGTTTGCGGCGGTGGTTGTCACAGTTCCTATATCCCCGCTCATGACAACTTTCGCCCACGACTGGTCAGACTGGGCTGTGGCGTTGATGCCGGATGGCGATACTGTGAACTTTTTTCCTGTACTATCCACCGTAGATTCAAAATCGAGGCTGGCGGGTGACGCTTGTATTGTCTTGGCCCAATCATCAGCCGCAACCTTGAACTTGGTGTAAAGTTCACCGTCTTCACACGCAAGGATTTTGAACGTGACGTCTACATACTGCCCTTCTTCCTCTGAAGATCCGGGACGGAAAGAGATATGAGTACGTCTTGCCTTGATTCCCGTTGCCCCGATATTTTTAGGGGTCAGCTTCAATGAGTAGTCGTCAGCTATGACATTGGTTGTCACTTTCAGTGTTTCACTTCCTGACGCTCCGGATTTCTCTGCTCCCGTCAGCTTGCTTTCCGTATCAAAGTCCATTTCCATGATACGGGTGGTAATGCTTACTTGAGGTTCTCCCTCTTCCTCTGATACCACTATACCCCCGGTAGCAACCGCTTGCAAGGTGTCTCCATCCTCTGTGGTCATGGAGGTACTTTTGTCCTTGATCGTGCCGATGTTGAAGAGTTCGGTAGCCATCGCTTCATCTGCACCTGTCTTTCCAAATTCAATCTTGCACTTTGACCACGACATGATTACTTTCTTTGCCATATTCTTTGAGAATTAAATTGTTATTCTTCTGTACTTTATTCTTACCTGAATGAAATGTTGCTCTATGCCCTCTGCTTCCAATGATTTAGGCGTACCGTCTTTTGACAGGTCGTATTCGTTGCTGTCGTTGTTCTCAACAAATGACAGCGCAAGTTTCTCCAACTCGTCTATGCGCTTGATGTCTTCCACCTTTGCGCCCGTGCTTCGTATGGTCGTGTCTGGTACATAGATATTCAGCACCATGATACCGCTTTGTACCTGTTCGTCCAACCCGGCAAGAAATTTCACTACGATGTCTTCCTTGTCGGAATCGGTCGGTCTCATACCTTTGCGGTAAATCGTGCCGGATATTGATTTTGCAAGTTCGCTATTGCAAACAAACTCGTAAAAATCACGTTCTATGCGTTTCTCCGTTTTCGTTGCCATACTATACTTTCTTAAATCCGAGTTGCAATAAAAGGCGTGGCACTAATTCATCGGCAAGCAATTCAGCCGATGCGGTTACGTTCAAATTATGTATTTCTTCCACGTAAACAGCGTATTTCATACCTGCCGCCACTATCAGGACTATGCCTTTGGGGTATTTTGCAGTAAATTCTTCTGCAAGTTTATCCAATACGGCTTGTCCCTCTTTCACTCCGTTGTCCCCCTTGCTCCTTACAAGTCTTCCTTTGGAGTTTTTGACCTTTTGGCGACCACGATACGTTTTGGGTTTGCCATACTGGTATGCCCTGCCATTTAGCAAGACCACATAACCGATAGAGCTTCGCAGGTTGCCCGTGATGTCATTGTATTCTCCAGCTTTCCGGGCTTCCGTAACACAACGCTCGCCCACGTAGCAAAATATCTCAACGCAACGCTCTTTCAGGTTGTCCGTCTTGACCTTGATATTCTTTACAATACCAAGTATGGAGTTGTTTCCTTGTATGGTAATCGATGCCATTATAACGTGATTTTAATTCTGCCTGATGCTTCCAAATCTTCGATGTTCTGCACTCGGTATTCCCCAAGTTCCCTGCCTGAGCGTTCAAGCCGTATTCGGTTGGCGTTGAAATCCTGTTCTTCTATCAAGACCGTGAAAGAAGCCATGCGAAATTCCCCATCTTCGTACTTTCCTTTGCAGTTGTCGCTGTTGGTTTTAATGGAACATGGTATAGGCTCGCTCCATTCAACAGAAGCCCCCGTAACAGGTTCTCCGTACTTGTCAAAGTCAGAGCCTTTTTTGATAATCTCGTATTGCAGAAATCCGTTTGTTCTCATAAAGCATTACCATAAGTTTGAACCGTTCTCAATCGTCTTTACCGACAACAGGTAATCATCAGCATCAAGACCGTAATCCTTGCACCAAATTCTGATGTTCTCGTTGATTGCATCTTCACGGACCGATATTGAAACGCCGTTTTCGTTCCGGCTGCTTTCAACGTAGCCCTTGACAAGACGTATAGCCACACGAAAGAGTTTTACGTCTTTCGGTGTGGCTTCCGCATCAATGCTTATGCCCTCATTGAACAACATAATTTCCATTGTCGCACGGTCGGGATAGAACGTGTTGCAAATGGCGTTGCATATACTTCTCAATGCTTTCAGGTTATCCATATTAGGTTTTTGTTTTGAGGGTATAGATACCGTTCATTTCAGTAATAACAGGAAGTGCGTATGCTTCAGCTTTGGTGAACTCAACGCCTTTTGAGTTTTGAGTTTCACCGACTCCCCATTGAGATACACGGATACGACCGTAGTTTGAATAAGCGACGCCCGGCTCTGCTTTCAGTTCGCTGTTCGCATAAGCATTCTTCACGATACCCAGTTTGCCCTCCGGGATAAATACCATGTTTTTGGCGTTCCAAGGGGTGTACGGTGTACGTGAAGTACCGTTCTGTATCATAACCTGTCTGCGGATAGGCTCAAACAACGGGTAGCTGTTCTGTGACATATACTCGTTGATGTCCTTTAGCTGCACCATGCGTGATGATTTGTCAGTACCCCAAATCATCTGCTTCATCTTCTTAGAGCGGCACATGAAAGAGATAAGGGACGGGGCGCACAATGCTTTGTCGAATACCGTCTTGTCCTGAGCCGCATCTATGATTGCCTGAATGTCCTCGAAACAATCAACGGTATCAATGTTTCCGTCAGACCATTCTTTCTTTGCACTTGCGATGTTTTCATCAGGCTGATTGAATTTGATAGACCCACGTACACCGCCCTCAGGGTTTGTGTTTTCATCAAGGGTAAACACTCCCTCGTTTGATAAAGCTCCCAAGAAAATCATATCCAACTTTGCCAATACGCCTTTGACGGGTGTCTGCACGTTACCCCACATGATCGTGATAAGTTGCTGTTTTTTCTGTTTGTCAGGGATTGACTTGCTGTCAAGGATTTGCAGCACCTTACGGTATTCCTGAATGGTCATAGGCAACGTGATGGCGTGGTTGATAATCTTCTCTTTGAGAGTTTCCAAGCCGTTAGTGCCGAGTATTGCTTCATTTGAGCTGTCGCCAATAGTCGGAGCGGCAACAGTCAAGTTATACTGCCCGATAAGTTCCTCGAAGTCAAGACCGATTGTAGGAGTGTCCCAGTCCATGAAACGCTCGAAAATCACGTTGTCGAAGAGCTTTTTATTCAATTCGGATGCAGCGTCAAAGCGAATTTGAACGTTTTTCGTCAATTCGCCGAAAATTGAACTATACAAGAAAGGAGGCATAATCTTTACTGTTTAATTAACACAATGTTAGGGTTAGACTTCAAGCACATTCCTTGCTGCCAATCGGCAGGAATAGGGTGTGAAAGGTGGTTGAACATGACAACAGCTTCGTAAGCCGCATCAATGGTCGGAATGCCTGTACCCTTAAATTCAAGGTCTGCACCGATAACCGCATTTGGAATGTAGGCAGGTTTGGCTGTTCCCTGTCCGTCACTTTCAATCAGAATGTCTTTTGCAGCCAATCCCGTAATTTCTGCTGCCAAAGTAATTACATCATAGTCGGCATTTGAGGTATCAATGCTCTGTACGGTGGTATGTTTGGTATCGCCATACTTCTGCACCTTATCCCCGACAGCGAAAAGATGTCCTTTGGGAACTCGTGGTGCTGTGGTTGAACCTCCTGTCTGAACTTCTGCGAGCTTCAATACACCTGCGGTCATGTCGTTAAAATCCACCTGAATAAACAGACCTCTACGCAATACAGTACCGATAGGAAAGGTCTGTTTCGGCTTGAAGCCGCCGGGCAACATCTTACATTCTCCTCTCCAAATTACAGGAGTATTGCCCGAAAAAGCTGTTTTCTTAAATTCGATAGCCATTGCTTCAAATTTTTAATGGGTTAAACAATTAGTTGTTTGGCAGTGATTCCGCCCACGCTTTGGCTTCTTTACGCATAGCTTCTTCTGAACTGCTTAACTCATGTGCACTGTCTTTTGACATGAGTTTGTTGTTTACCAAGTCTTGCGCATATTCCGTCAGTTCCTTTTCAATGTCTGCATCGTCAGCGATGCTAAAACGCTTCATCAGAAAATCGGGAATGCCCAGTTCCTTAGCTTTGGCTGCAATTTGTTCCGAACGGCTTTTCTTTGTTTCATTCGCTTTGAGCGTTTCATTCTCTTTAATGAGGTCTGAAATCTGCTTGTCTCGCTTCTGCATTTCAGTTTTGAACCATTCAGGGACATCATTACCGCCCTTGTTCTCGCCCTCACCGTTACCCTCTTCCTCTTCGGTAGATTGTTTCGTGGTTGATTGCTTTTTCTGTGTCTTCCTCGTTATCTCCGCTTGCATAGCCTTTGCAAATGGCACAAGTGAATCCACCTTTTTTACGATGTCTTCATCAGAAGCATCGTCAGAAAGACCCTCCGAGCCTAATTCTACAAGCTCGCCGAGTGCCTTTTCTGTAAGCCCCATATCCTTGCATTTGCCGGTCAGGAGCGTTAATAACTTCTTCTTCATACTCTGAAATTTTCAATGTAACGTTTGTACTTTGTGCAAATATAACCATAAATCCTATATATGTGCTTATTAAGCACATATATTTTTTTAATCTTATAAGTAGTGGATTAATGCGTTATTTATTGTTTTTTAGTTGATTGAATGGATTTTTTTTGAAATTTTTCTCACAAAGGTTGCAGGTATTAAATACAACCCTTATGTTTCATTGATTAAGTGCTTATTGAGCATATATATAAATAAAAAAAATCCTGCTCAATGGCAGGATTTTTTGTAGGGAACAACATCGATTCCGATTTGTTCTGTAAGTTATTAATTAATAAAATCTTACAAAGATTCAGGATGTTTCCGATACTTCAAAGGTATTAAAATGAAAGCAAATCATAACCAATCAACTAAATGTTTATTGTTCAGTGTCACCCAATATAGACAAATACCGCTGTAAAGAAGCCCTTTCTGCTTCCGCTACGAGTTTTTGGAACGCTTCCGGCTGTTTCTCAACGTGCGAAACCTCCAAAGCCTTGTAATAGCCTATTTTCGCATCGTCAGAGCCTTTGAGGTTTACAAGCGTGTAGCCCTTGCGGAGCAGGTACAGGTTCATCAGCAGCCGGGACGTGCGCCCGTTGCCGTCAATGAACGGATGAATGCGCACCAGCTCATCATGCAGATAAGCGGCTATCAGGACAGGATGCACCTTTTCAGCCTCCATTTCATGGAACTTAATCATAAAGTCCTCCATCTGCTTTTCTATGAGGAAAGGTTGAGACGGCACGTGTCGGCTTCCTGAAATCATCACGGGGACGTTACGGTATTTCCCGGCGTTCTCTCTGTTTATACCATGCAGCACAAGGGCGTGTATATCCTTTATCGTACGTTCGCTTATCTCGATGTTCTGTTTTGCAAAGTCCTTGATGTAGTCTATCGCTTCCGCATGGTTTATCGCCTCCAAGTGTTCACGCATGGATTTTCCCGAAATGGTCACGCCCTCGTTTACCACAAGCTCCGTTTCCTGAAGCGTGAGCGTGTTCCCCTCGATACGGTTGCTCTCATAGGTGTATTCTATGGCCAGAGCGTCCTCAATCTTTTTCAGAGCCTCAACAGGCAAGGGGCGCATTGCCGAAAGACGGGCTTTCAGCGTGTCGCATTCCTGTAATATGGTTTGTAATTCCTGATCCATAATTTTCTATATTGATTGTTTATAAACCTATCCCGAAATAATTTCTCAAAATCCGAAAGACGAAAAAGACTATAACGCCTATACATACCAAAATAAGGATGATTTTACCGACATTGATAGAGCTTTTATCCTGCTTTATTTCGATATTATGTTTGTATGCTACAGCGTGGATATAGTCCATAGACTGTTTGAAGCCCTGATGCGTTTCTTTTCGGTACAATTCAAGGGCATTAACCAGCTTGTCCTGTTTCAGAAAGTCCACTATTTTAGCTTCCATTTCATTTTTTGCCGTATCGCCTTTCTCTATGAGTGCTTCTCCGGCTTTGAAATGGTGTCCACATTTAAGACAGGTTATCCTTACTTCTTTGCTTCCGATAGTGCCAGCCAATATGCCAATGCCTCCTGTAAGCACTGCACCAGCTAACGCCTTTCCACCGCTGAAGCCTTGATGCTCTGAATGCAACTCTTTGGAATGGCATTTCGGACAGCACAGGTACTCATTCTCATCTGCATTATTCGTGTGCTGTTGTTTCAATGGATAGCCGCAATTTGGGCAAGAAACAGCCTTATCACTGATTTGCTTCTTGCATTCGGGACATTCTATAAGTGCCATAATTCAATTATTTTTCAGTGTTTAACTTTACATCTTTTCCACAATAGGAACAACGTAATTTTATTCTATTTCTCTTTTGCTGATTCAAGGTCTTTTTTCAAAAGTGTTATTTCAGTAAGTTCTTTATGTTTCAGAAAATCAAAAAATCCCATTGTTATTTTAATTTTAATAGTTTCTCCAAATCTTCGAATGAATGAACTTCGTAAAGTATCTCTTTCACTTTAACATAGCCATTTACTTCGGAATCAGAGGTATTCTTTACAAATAGTTCTGTAATATCTACCCCTAAAGCATTTGCAATACGTATTAAAGTTTCTAACGTGGGATTTCCGTTAATGTTTCTTGTTAGAGTATCTCGTGTTACACCCAACATTTCAGCAAATTGCTGCATAGTCATACCTTTTTGCTTAATAAGGTCTTTTACTTTTAGCTCCATAAATATATTATAATCGTATATGCAAATGTAGTTTTTTTTACATAACACGATATTATAGCATCGTTAAATAATATAAAAACGATAATAAAATATCATTTTTTATTTGAATATGCGATATTAAGATGTATCTTTGCAGTAAAACAAACGACATGATAATATCGAACTAATAAAACAAAGGATATGACACAGAAAGAATTTGAAGACCGCACCGGGCTAAAACTAAAGGTAGGCGACTACACAGAGGTTGAGCAATGCTACATGAACACGGACATAGACAAGGATTTGTTTTGCAGCCTGTGGATGAAGAACCCGGCAGCGTTGAAAGAGATTGAGTGCAAAACGGTTTTAGTGCGAGAGTTGTTCGATGAACGCAAGAGCCTTGAAAACTTCCTGATTGAACAGGCAGAGAAATGCAGCTCAACCGATCTACGAAATAGGGCAATATTAATGCTTGGAGAAAGGGAGTATCTGAGGCGCAAGATTGAACGAGGCTTCAACCTGTGGGAGGCAGATAAGGAAATGTTAATCGAGATATTGAAACCGTAAAGAATAAACAAGGGGTAGGGCGCAAGCTCCACCCCACAACGAAAGGAAAGATGATGCAAGGTTATTCAATCTTTATTTTGAGTTCCGTTCCACAGTTCGGGCAATGGATAACCCCCTCTTTCGGAGCGTCAAACAATTCAGATACTGACACGCCCAAGGCGGAGGCGATTTTTACAAGTGTTTCGACCGTTGGATTTCCGTTAATAGCAAGGGATAACGCCCCCTCACTGATACCAATTTTTGCCGCAAGCTCTTTTGCGGTAATTCCTTTGGCTTTTATTATTTCTTTTATCCGCAACATATTTAGTTATAATTAAATTGTTTACCTGCTTGCAAAGGTAGGAAGAATTTTGCTTTGACAAAATAGTTTCGGGGTAAATTTTATCAAAACTGAAAAATAATTGCTTTTTTGTTTGGTTGTTAATTTTGTTATGCTTAAATTTGCATCGTTGAAATTTTACTATAACAAAATTATGACACCAATCAACGAAACAATATTGAATGCAATAGTAAATAAAAAATCGGAATGATATGACACAGAAAGAATTTGAGGAACGCACGGGATTAAAAGTAACAGCGGAAGATTACAAGACAATAGAGGAAACCTACATGAACACTGACCTTGAAAAAGACGCATTTTGTAGGTTATGGGTAGAGAATCCTGCGGTATTGAAAGAAGTGGAGCGTAAAACGGTGCAAGTGCGCACCCTCTATGAAGAACGAAAAAAACTTGCAAACATCCTTATAAAGCTGTCCGAAAAATTGGCACACCCAATCAAACAGCCGAAAGGAGGATGCTGTAAAACCGAAAGTATCTGGGATGAAGTCAGAAAACTATTAGATGAGATACAGGTATTGCGTTAAATAGCGAAAAAGCGATTTGATAATTAACAAAACAATTTAATAATATATTAGTATGGAAACAACTTTAAGAAAATTAAATCGGCTATGTTCAATGGAGAATTTTTCATTGAGTAGAAAGTCAATCGAATTGGTGAATGAAATACGAAATACAGACGGTTACGGATATGACTTGAAAAGCAGACAAGCGGCAATAGGTAACGCTATCTGCAAACTTTCATCGCTTGACGTCTGGAACGACAGCGATACTATTGCAATAGTCGTGGCTACTTTGGCGGAATACAATGAACTTATAACGGCATTATCGGAGGAATGACTATGAAACAGTACACAGTTTATTTTAGTGAACCTGTAAAGCACACTTATACAGGCGACAGGTTTAACAAAGAGTTGAAGAAATGGGAATACGGTGTAGAGTGTGAGGAATGGAAAGATACGTTTATATTCTACTCTCTTGCTCCTGCAAAAAAGCTCATCAAAGCCAATCTTGATAAGTACAAAGGTTCTTGCATAACAAAGACATGGGCTAACGGGGATTGGGAAAACTTGGGAGAAATCAACCTCAAAGGGTCAAACAAGACCTTTGTAGCAAATACCAAACAACGAATAGCTAATTATTAACCAGCAAATAAAAACGGATATGAGAGCAACAATGCAACAAGTTGAGCAGATAGTTTCAGCTCTTACGGCTGACGAAAAACAACTCCTTAAAGATACTATCAATGAGGGAGGATGGGGAAGCTCGGATTGGGAGTTCTTGGATGAAAACGGTAAAATAGAGACAGTATCAATGTACGGATATTGCACCAATGATGCGCACCTTGCCGGACACTTCAAAGGTCGTATTGTTTCCACGATGTTTAAGTCAATATACAAGAAGTTGTGCCCTGCACACAATAACCAAATAGGCAGATACATTTCCCATTGCAATGATTGGTGGGATGACGGTTCGGGCGATATGCTTTTCATCAGAACCGGATATTACATAACATTTGAAGAATGGGCAAGATTATGATACGGACAACGGTACAGGTGTTTCTAAGAGCCGACAACGGCGAGAAAGACGAATTTATTACCCCGATAAATCTAAGCCCGGAGAAAGCACGTGATTACTATGTAGGGCGTATTTTCAACATGGGAACTGAAGAAGATAAAATGATGATGTGCTATGCGATCCATGTGATTAATACACAAAAAAGAACTAAGGCGGTAGTAAAGGTTTCTACCGAGTTCGGCAAACATTGCCTTGATGAGATTAGAGGTCTTAAAGAGGGAACAATCTTAGAGGGGTGGTATAATACCAAGAACAAAGCATTTGATTTCAACTACAAAGGACAGGACGCTATGCTTTGGATAGGACAAAATGGAGAACTGATTAAATAAACAATAATTCAACGCAACTGAATTTTTATATGGAAACTACAATTTTGACAAAGAAGAACTGCCACAGAGCAGCAACAGTAAGAGAAATAAACAACCCGGATGCACCTGTATTGACTTTCAAGTTCAGAGAACATGAGGTAAGTCGTAACTTCTTCGGCTCACAGAGAGCGCATATCATCGGCAATGATATCATCGTGAATGACGACAATACCGAAATGGCGAAATGGGAGGTCGTTTCATGGAGATATGAAGAAAATTTCGAGGACTTGTGGAATTTGGCTGTCCGAGCTTTCGAGGGTACGAGCCATACACCCGAAGAACGTGCAAGGTTTTATATCCATTCGTATGAAGATACCTTGCAAAATGATCTGAAACAGATACTGGGAGAGGAGCGAGAACGCTACACGGAAAAATTTAGGGAGTGGGTACGCACGTTATTCGAAAGACATTCACGGATACTCAGCCCGATGATTACAGGACCAGCCCGTTTCCCGACTTCAAGAAATAATAAAGCTAACAATGCCTATGATAATGCATTGAACGAGTTCGAGAATTGGCGTGTAAAGGCGATTAAAGCCATAAACAGACGTATGGAAGAAGCCAAGCCGGAAGAACAAAAGCGGTCGGAAGAATGGCTGCGTCTCCGAATGGAGATAATCAGTACTGCAAACACGTTGAAAGACATTGATACGGGCGTAAACAAATACAGTATGCGTTCCCTGTTCATTTCAAGTTTGTACGGCAAGTTAGAGCGCATCGCCAACAACGGCAAGGCTGATTTAATACAGAAAGCGACAGAATACATTAAGGAGCTTAACGGAACATTGCCGAAACCGATATTCACAGCCCGTCACAAGTTTTGGAGGCTGTCGGAAGTAGTGCAGGCTTCAATCAAAAGAGAAAGCGAAATACGGGGCAGGGATGATGCTGAGTTGGCGTTCGATGGTGGAAAGGTTGTAAAGAACTATGCAGAGGACAGGCTGCAAATCCTGTTTGATGAAAAGCCGGATCAGGAAACAATCTCAAAGTTGAAGCATAACGGTTTTCGCTGGTCGCCCCGTTTCACTGCATGGCAGCGTCAGCTTACCTCAAATGCTTTCTATGCGTGTGCGAGAGTTATATCTGTTACAGTCGAACAATTAAGGGATGCAAAGTAATGGTAACAATCAATGGTGAAATATTCCATGACAAACCGGGAAGCTGCGGCACGTGTCCGTTCTTCAACAGCGGCAATACCTATCTAAGCTCACGGCTTGGATGTAATTCTTCAATGGGGTTTTGCACGGTATTCGGTGAAAATCACAGAAGTTGGATAAATCCACCACGTAGATGTCAGAAGCTGTTCAACAAGGCGTTCAGGATGCCGGAGGGTAGTAAACTGATAATTGTAAGAAAGGAGGAAGACGATGAGTAAAATATACCATGTCGAGATGAAAGAGCCGATAGACGGTAAACGTCACTTCTATTTCGGTTCACAAGCAGCCATATATGAGGTTTTCAGACCGTCACAGGTCGGTATAGGGTACAGGTCTTTGACAAACACGCAAGACCTGTCAAGACAGCCATACGAGAACAGGAAATGTATCATACGCATGGGAGAGCTAATCAGGAAGAAAACGGGAAGAGGACCGAAACCTCAGCAGTTTTTCCACTATTAAAACCTGTACCTGAAAAAAAATCCGTACCTTTGTATTAACATTCAACGCAATAAAAATAACTATGTTAGGAGCAATTATAGGTGATATTGTCGGCTCACGTTTCGAGTTCAACAATGTAAGAAGCAAGAATTTCAAGCTGTTCACAAATGAGTGTTCGTTTACCGATGACACAATCTGTACCGTTGCCGTTGCTGATGCGATTTTGACTGGCAAGAGCTACCGGGACAGTGTACATGAGTGGTGTCGTAAATTTCCTAATCCTATGGGCGGCTATGGCGGCTCATTCGCACAATGGGTACATTCAGATAATCCGCAACCTTATTACAGTTTCGGCAACGGCTCTGCGATGCGAGTAAGCCCCATAGGGCTGTATTTCGATAACGAGTTTGGTGATGTAATGAATGAAGCCGAAAAATCCGCCCAAATTACCCATGACCACCCGGAGGGTATCAAGGGCGCACAGGTTACGGCCTTGTGCATTTGGATGGTGCGTAAAGGCTACAACAAGGCGGATATGGAAGCCTTTATTAAAAGCGAGTACGGCGCAATACCGAACTTCGTACCGTTCTCCAATCCGTTTGATGAAACATGTATGAACGCCGTTCCTGTGTCAGTTTCATGTGTCCTGAATAGCACGAGTTTTGAAGAAGCGATCCGAAACGCTATGATGATTGGCGGTGACAGCGATACGATAGGGGCGATAACAGGAGGTATTGCGGAAGCGATGTACGGCATTCCTGAATACATGGAAGATATAGCGTTGTCATATCTTACCGATGAGATGAAGAACGTGGTAACCAAATTCTACAACAAACTATGAGTAAACGAGATGAATTATTGACCTCATGCCGATACTATAAGGGTGAACAGAAAAACCCTTATGCAGACGACAGTAAGGCTCAGTTTTGGGAGTATGAAAAGAAATGGCTTGACATGTTCCTTGACGAAAGTCCCACACTTGTAGATTACAGGGACGAATACGTCAAAGACGGTTTACAGGATTTTGAGAGCAAGGATGATGTTCCTACCACTCTCAAAGCCATGCTTTACAACCGTTTCTTGTATTGGCTTGAAGGTTCTCCCGCCGAATTTAAGAAATTCTACAAAGAACAGTATTTAGGTCAAATCTGACCGACCACTTCAACGTCTATAAAGTATCTCCATCCCGATTTCTCAACCTTTGTGATGCGAAATCGGGTATTTCTTTGTATCAGCATCTCGTTCTCTGAAGCATAGGCGGAACGTCCGTCAATATAGAGCATCTTCGTTCCTTTCGGACAGTAGATGTTTATTATATTGCCGCCAAACCCTGTACCTTTTGCCGCTCCGCAACTCATAAATGCGGTATCAGTAATGCTTTGTCCGACAAGGGCGTTCAGTCTACTTTCGTCCAACGATTCAAGTTGCAGGAATCCAGCTAATCCACCATCATCAACTCCACGCTGTAACCAAATATCCTTATCGTAGGTTGATTTGTTGATAAGGTTTGTCAGATTGTCAATATCTTTCAGTGCTAATGGATTTTCGTTGTCAAGAGGCACGTTCCCTATGCCCTTGAAGTTGGATTTACCCCATGCACCGTCATATCCTCTCAACGGCCTGTTTACATATCCACTTCCCGAAGTGTATCTCCAAGCAGCATCCTGTTCGTCTTTTGAAGCTGCATTGTATATCTCATCCGCTTTGCCCTTGAACTTGTTTACAGAACTGCTGGATGTCTTACACCATATAGCCTTATCCTTTCGTTCTTTGGTATATGCACTCTCATCAAAGGTTGTTGATTGACCTTTCCCGAATAGCTTTTTGGCGTTCCGTTGTGCCGCCGCTTTGTCGAGCTGTTCCCGTTTCTTCTTGATGTCAAATATAGTCTGCTGTGCAGCAGGCTTGTCCTTGCTGGAGATGGCATCCTGCAATTTCGCCACAAGATCAAGATACGGCTGCGATTTCGTTTTGAAGCTGCTGATGCTCTTGAACTCGTTGCCGATGTTATCCCAATCGAGGGCATCCGACACCTTTTCAAGCTGTTTCTTGTAGGCGTTCTGTGCCACCTCCCATGTGGAGTATTTCTGATGCTTCTGCACCCAGTCTATCTCAAACGACAGTTTGGATTTCTGTTTCTCCAAAGAGAGACCAGCCCAGCCCTCCAGCTTCTTCTGTACGGCTTCATTGACAGCCTTTGCTTCTGCCATTGAGAACTGACGGGCAACCTGCATCGGGTTGTCGAGATAGGTCAAACCGAGAATGTCCTTACCGATTGCTTTCAGGTTACGAGCCTCTTTGAGTACAGCTTCCGTGTTCCCTCCGTTGAGTGCTTTGCGCAATGCCGATGTATCAACGTCCGAGATGTCTCCCATGTATGATAGAATACTCTGGCCGTATTTGCGTGTGGCTTTTCGGTCGTTCCATGCCTTGAGTATGGCTTCCTCTTGTTCAGGTGTCCTGTTTACATGCCTGATTTCTGCGTTTCGCAAAGTCCAACGGCGTTTGATGTCCCTGATTTGTTCGGGTGTCCTTGCAGCATGGCGTTCTTTGGCTGTTTCCAAAGCCGTAGGGGGATTGATAATCCTGTCAACGGTTTTCTTATTGTTCCTGATGAAATAAGGCAACGTACCACGTTCTTTTGCCCTCTCTATGCGTTCTGCATTGTCAATCGCCCATGATTTGAAGTTATCAGGTATATCGGTAATGGCTTTGCCTGAAATGTCATAATCCTCTCCGTTCAGTTTCGCCTGCTGCAAAGCCATCATCTCTTTTTCTGATAGCATAACAGGAACTACATAGCAGAAGCATTGCGGATGCCATCCGTCAAAGACAAAGTTTTTCGGGTATCTTCCGGCAAGTGTGTCACAGATATCGGTTACAGGGTGGTTGCGTGACAGGTGTATTTCCTGACCTATTACGAAGTCCATCTGCTGCCAGCGTGTATTGTCAGCCCTGCGGTATGCGATGTTGGTCTCTGTCCGAGCAATACGCATGGCGTTCTTTGCCGATGAGCGATATACACCTTGCCCCGGATGATAAGTCTTTGCAGCTTTTGACAGCTTCAAGTTGTCATTCATGTCCCTTATTCTGCGGAAAAGTTTATCGGGATTATTTAAGTATTGGCGTACATATCTTGAAATTTGGGATGCGCTGTCACCGTCACCGATGGCCACGGTCATTGCAAGTTCCATTTCGGATCGTAGCTGCTTCACAGGTTGCCAAATGCGGTCTGATAGGTTAAGCCCGGCTTCACTTCTGCTGATGAAAGCCTCCATAGCCTCTGTATTCCTTTCAAACCATCCGGCAAACCGTTTGTCTGAAAGTATCTCTTTGCCGAAACAGGTAGCCGCCAGCGCATCGCAAGCTTTGTTAGCTTCGTCCCATTCAAGCTCAATATCCTTTTTGATTGCTGCATAAACAGCGGAATGTAGGTCTCTAAGCCTGTCAGTTACTTTCTTGGCTATTTTCTTGTTGTCAGAGTAGCTGAATACCTTTCCCTCTTCCAAATGCGGTACAGAGGTTGTGAAGGCAAGAATATCATTTACCGCATTGGCCAACAATTTTCTTACTTGTTCCGCATAGTTCTCTGTACGTTGGAGAAGTTCCTGATATTCCTTTTTCCCTGTTTCAGTTGCCATAACTCAATTATTCAGCCGTTGGTAGTATTTCATCTTCAGTCTTGTTCCCGAATAGGTCTTCATTCGCCTTTTGGCGTTCTTTTTTCTCTTTCTTGATACGTTGCATTTCCTTTGCATGGTCTTTGACAAGAGGATTGAGTTCAACCGCTCCCTCTTGGCTCAACAGTTCCGAATCATATAACTTGACGATGTTTGTAATGCTTTCCGTTACATCTTCCCCGAATGGCTCTTGGAACTCATGCCCGATTTGGAGGTTTGCACACTGAGATTTCAGAGACACATCAAGGACATTCCCGATAATTGCGGTTATCAGGTTGGACGTCCTGTCCAACAATTCATCGTGTACTTCCTTGTGCTTTGACGCTTTGATGTCTGCAAGCAGCATAACCGTGCGTAAAGCCTTTGCCGAGAGTTGAGATATACTTTTCATCGAATCAAGACTGATTTTCGGTGTGAATGTCTTGGAATAGATTTGGTCTTGAAGCCACTCTATTTCGTCTTTCTTCGATTGAGGTGCATTGTCCCATGTCAGATACTTTGCAGCCTTATCCACACCGTCCTGACCTTTAGTAATAAGCAGCTTGTTCGCATCTTTCTTTTCAGGCATATTTTTGATAACCTCTGCGTCCATGATAGCGATAGGGTCAGCAAAATAATCGTTGGTATCTGCAGAGCGGCTTGCAATGTATTCTTCACGGTGTATCAAAGGTTCAACACCAGCCCATTCCTTTTTTTGTTGGAACAGGATAATTGGGATTTTGCCTATAAGGTTTTCTTCTTCCTCCACATCCCAACCGAGATTGCCACGCACACACTTGTATATGGTTTTGGGGGTGTAGATGTCGAAGTGGTATTCAACGTTATCGTTCACTCTGACATAATATCCCCAGCCGATGGAAATAATATTCTCAAACTGATCCCATCGTACATAGATATCATCCCCCTTGCTTTTTGCAAGTACCCGGATTTGTACATCGGGTTTACCCTCATCGTTCCTGAATACTCGGAACAGCATCGCACTTTCTGTTTCAGCACCAGCTATGCGCTTGCATTGCCGTATCTTGCTGTCAAAGCGTGTATGCCGGATAACATCGGTAAATTTTTTGAAAGCTTCATCTGTATTTTCCGATAATTGAGACCATTTCACAGGTCTTCCGTACAGGAACACTAGCGAAATTTCATTGATATACACCTGATATGGAACAGGCAGTTTCCAAACGGATTCCTTGCGTCTGAAATTGCCGTTTTTATCAGTGATGATTTTGTCCTCACGGTTCATTATCTCGTGTGAGAACGTGTCATAGTCCTTGATTGCGTCAAGAATAAGCGATTGCCTGTTGCTCATCTGGTCCATGACCGCACTGATGTCTTTTGACTGCAACAGCTTCTCGAACTCTTGATTTCGTCCGATAATGGAATTAACAGAATTCCGAAAAACTTCAAATAAACCCATATTAGTTTGATATTTAATTTGTTTACAATCCAAAAATAGATTTGTCGAGTGCGTCATAGTTAATGTCGTCATCATCACTCAACAGGTCATTTATAGCATATCCGAGAATATCCACGTACTCATCATGTGGCTGTGTCGGGAAGCCGCAAACCTCTTTCAAAAATTCCTCATTCCAACTGCCCTCCACAATGTAAACCCTGCCACATTCGATACGTGGTGAAACGGCTCTAAACCTTACCTCCTTGCTGTCGTCAGGTGTCGGCGTTTCCTTGACATTGAGTACCGATATTTCTTTCAGCATTTGTACTACGCTTATACCGTTAGCCTTTGGCTCAACATGCAGCTTACTTTCTCCTGATGAAAGGTGCGATGCCATGTATTCGGGCAAGAAACGTAATAGGCCGGGCATTTCTTTCCATACCTTTTGAGCATCGAACAGGTAGATACAGTTCTTTATCCGGCAAGCTGCCAAAATACCGCTTGGGTCGTTATCGCTGTTCTTCTTTTTTTTGTTGTAGGCGGTATCAAGATAGAAGTGCATCGTTTCCCGGTAGCGTAAAGCCATGAAGTCGGCGTATGATATTTTTCTAAACCAGTCTTCCTTGACGATATTACCGCCGTCCACTATCGGAGACTGCTCGTATTGTCCCGCATACCCAAGACTGCCAAGGTCGATTTTGGCTTCTTCCAATACAGATCTGTTAAGCCTTACAAGGTCAAGAAGCCCGTCTACGTATTTTTCACGTAGTTCTATCGGCTTTACCATATCCGACAGTTCCGCTGGGAGGCAAACGTGTCGTATATTTTCTCCTTTTCGTTTCAATAAGTAGCCCGTAACATCTTCTTCGTGTAACCTCTGCATTACGGTGATTATCGGGGTGTTCTCTTTGTTTACCTTACGTGAGGACAGTGTTTTTACATGTTCGTTTGCTTGTAAGCGCAATAGCTCACTGTCCGCCTGTTTCGGGTTTTGAGGGTCGTCATTGATTATCACGTGGGCATGGAAACCTGTAATTGTCGCTCCTGTTGATGTGGCGTATCTGAAGCCTCCCTGTGTGTTCTCGTAATGCTGTTTTCCTTGCTTGTCACGTCTCAGTACGATTTCGGGAAACAGTTTTCTGAACTTGTCGCTTTGGATGATGTCTTTTGACTTGGTAGCGTGTTCTATTGACAGACCGCCTGAATAGGAGTTTGTGATGGCTCTCAATGTGGGGTCGTTAGTCCACAACCATACAGGGAACATGATAGTAACGATTGTTGATTTTGTCGTTCCCGGTGGAATATTGATGATAAGGTCATACGGCTTCGGCTTTCGGTTTATTATTGATACCGAGAGCTTCTGCAACTCATCGCACAGGTATTCGATATGCCAGTTATAGATGGGCTTTTCTGAAATGATAACATCCCAAAATGTTTTCACGAAATAGAAAAAGCTCTTTCTACATTCGTCTGCAACGATTTGTATTCCTAATGCCGTATAATCAATGTTCCTTATCATCTAAAGCCTGTTCTCCAATAGAAAGCAATACCTTTCGCTGTTCGTCAGTTAGTTTACTGATGTCTATTTCCGCCGCCTTTATCAAAGGCTCTCCATTTGCTCCGGTATGTTCCACACGTTCGCTGTACCCCCTGTCTTTCATTTTCGTTTTGGCATAGAAAATAATCATGGTGGTATCGCCCTCTTTCATCTTTTTCAAAATGAGTGCTTCCGCAAAGTCCTTTTGCAGTTCCTGTACATCTTCCACCTTTTCCGCAAAGTCCTTATCGTCGTGCAGCCATTTGTAGAAAGTGAAACGTGATATTCCGGCGGCTTTACAAGCAGAAGCCACAATGCCTGAACTTTTGTTCAGGGCTTCAAGCACAGCCTGTTTGTCTTTGGCTATGCGTTCTCGTATTGTTTCATTTGTTGCCACGTTTTTCCTCCAATTTTATGTTTTCTTCTATAATATCTGACAGCAATACCCGGTAGATACGTTTCTTTGGGTCTCCAGCCACCAACATTTGATAAAGCCGTTGGCATACTTTCGATGAAGTACGATCATCCACACGCGCGTAAATCTTTTTAGCGTCCTTATATCCCGGATACATATCAGGATTGCGGCTCGCTTTCATCATTTCCTCTTTGAGCATCTTCTTGTAGTCCTTGCCGTTTTCGAGGTCGAACTTTTGGTCTTGCTTGGTGCTTCGGAACATATCCGTGTCCCAATACAGCATCACGAGGTCAGCGTTAGGTTCTCTGCGCAATACCCTTTGATACAAGTCCGGGTAAAACTCCATAACTTTTGGCAAGGTCTTAATCGTATCAATGGAAAAGAACTGCGAAATTCTTAGCTTATTCAACGCAACACCAACTTTATACAGGTAGATGTAGGTTTTAGGGATTTGAAGCCCGTACAGCTTAATGTATAGCCAAATATCGCTGTCTTTCCAATCATACAGGGGATAGATGAAAGTGCTTTTTTCCGTTTTTAGTGAGATAGCCGCCCTACGTTGTATGCTTTCAGCCATTCTCAATCCTACCATTTGTGGCAATTTCTTGAAAATCTTTTCTGCAAAATGCTGATATGACATACCGAGCCTGAAATCCTTGTGGTTGCGTATTGCAAACTTTGGCATGGGGCGCACCCAAACGTTTTCCTTACCCGTCTCCCAGCAAATAAAGCTTTCATCGTTAGCCAACTTGTTACAACAGTTGAAATGCTTTATAGGCAAGCAAAACCAATAGAATTTAGCACCATAGGACAGGAAGCGAGAACGCCAGTCTTTCACTATCTCCTCAACATCCGGGTAAATGGCTTCTTCATCGAAGAATATCACAATCAGGCGAGAGAACGGTATGCTGTACTTCTGCATCGTCTTTACCACGATGTCAGCCATACAAATGCTGTCCTTTCCACCTGAAAAGCTCAATGTAATGAGCTTGTTGTTATTGAACGCTTCAAGTACCCTGCGTTCGGCAGCGTCCACGACCGAAATGTTCAGTGTCTTTTGGAACATAGTCTATCCACGTTTAATTATTGTCGCCTTGCTGAATGTCTGATGTCGCTGCGTAACGAGTTTAAGGAATGTTTCCCGGTCTATCTTCGACAAACGGAAAATCTCCTCACGGCTCATGCCCAGCTTCTTTGATATTTCGTCTACGGAAAGTCCCTCATCGAGCAGTTTCTTCACGATGTTTTCCATCGGCTCAAGCAGGTGCGTGCCTCTTGCACGGTTGAACGTAACAGTTCCGGCCATATCGTCCGTTGCGTTCTCGTGTGCCACTATGACAACAGGGATTTTATTTCCGAGTAGTGTCTTTAATGGCTCACGCCCCGACACCATCCAACGGTGGAAACCGTCAATAATGGTGTAGTCAGGACGTATGACTATCGGAAAGCAAAAACCGTTGTTGAGAATGCTTTCCATAAGGAGTTTCAAGTTCTTTTCAAGTACCTTGTTCGGGTTGTAGTCATTCGGCTTGACTAAATCCCGGTCTATAAACTGTAATTTCCTCAATGGCTCGAAAAGGTCTCTCTGCTTGCTCATAATGTTATCTCCTTACCGCAATGAGGGCAAATCATGGTACGGGCAGGTTGCATTCCGCTTTCAATGTCCTCAAATTCTTCATGCTGTTCTTCTTGTTTAGCCTGTGGAATTGTCTCAATGGACTTTTTTTGTGCAGGTTGGGAAAAATCAACTCCCATGTTGTCCGTTGATACCTCGTTGATGATAGCGGAAAGATAATCGTCAGTATAGCCGATAATACCTGTTTCCCCAATTTCACGGATGATGTCTTCCACTTTGCTGAAATTGATGTAGCTTAGTGATTGGATTTTATTATCTTCCAATACAAGTTTCATCTTTTGTTTGTCGGATAAACCGTGCATGATGACTACATCTGCATCTTTTCGACCGAGTTTTTCAAGTGCGAGTTTCTTACCGTGTCCGGCTAAGATTTGCAGCTTCTCATCCACAATGATAGGGTAATACTGTCCGTATGTTTCCATACTTTGAGCGATTGCCTTTACCTGTTCCTCCGGGTGAATGTTCGGATTGTTGGGGAACTCTTTCAATTCTGATACGGGAACGGTCTTGCGTTCCTGTGTTACTTTTACTTTTGACATATTATTTAGCGTTTAGAAATTGTTTTGCTGATTCGATATATTGAGCCGCTTCCTCCACGATTTGAGGTGCGATGTTGTAAACCTGTTGCCAGCCGTTTTGTACAGAGTCGCACCATTGACGTGCCGCCCATGTTCCTGTGCCTACTACAAAGCCGTTTTCCCAATCATAGATAGGTGGCATATTGCGCCCCATGAAATAGTGTATAACTGCAAGCACTTCTTCATGTTTCCAGTCGGCGATAGGGGATAACCGGGTAACCCCCTTTTTGTCGGTGTAGCAGTTCTGACCTTTGCCACCTGTGTAGTTTCCGTCTTGTGTGCGTCTGCCAAGACAAATGACATCAAGCTGCATTTCCTTGAAAAACCATGCTTGCGCTCTGTGTTGTATCATGTGAAACCATTGAGCCGCTTTCGTGCTATCAGTCGGAAACAGCATATCAAGATGTTTCGCGAGCCATTGCAGGTCAAGTTTGGTATTGTCCCAAATCTTCAATCCTTTGGGGCTGTTGACATTTACCCAGTCCATGAATTGAGGGTATTCGAGCTTTGACGCAATGCCTATGACACAATCCGATATGCCAGCCTTTTCACAAACGTACTGCAAGGCAAGACTGTCCTTGCCGCCGCTCCAAGCGTACCCGGCACGTTTCCCGGCTGTCTGTCGTCTTATGTCGGCTACTGCCTTATCCACGATAGCCTGTGCTTCCTCACGGGAAACAAGGCTTTCTATCTCATTCCACGCCTTTACAAAATCGGCATTGCTTGAGGTCTGTTTCTTTCCGATAATCTGTTTCATGGTGCGTTGTCAGTTGAAGTTATAAGCCACGTTGAAGCCGATAGTTTCCATGCCGCCGTCATATTTTAGCTGAAACCACAATTCGGGGGTCAGCTTGAAGCGTACATTCGCAATCATTCCCGGATGCGCTCTCATGGAATACCCGGCATTGAACACAATCCATTTGTAGGCATAACCGCCTACTACTTGCAGCCTGTCGCCATCGCAAAAGTTGTCCCCGTTGAACAGGTTTTCCCAAGTGGCATCCACCATGAAGCCCAAAGGCAGTTTTACAGTTCCTGAAATCGTCTGTTTATACTTGTTGGCTTTCCAATCGTAGATGTTCCGGCTCAGGATATAGAAACGGTCGGCGATATTGAAGTTAAGCCAAACGGCAGGGGTGAACGCTTCCGTGCTGAAATTGTACTGCGCCACGCCTGTAACATTAAACCATTTTGCAACGTCCACCTTGTAGCCTACAAACGGGTTGAAAGTGGCTGTGCCACCGTCATAAGGTTGGTTGAGCGATAGCCAAACACGGTACTTTGTCGGCTGTGTGATACCGTCATAAATCTGTGCCTTTGCGGTTGCAGCCATGAGGAACACGGCTGCTATGAGGAATAAAAATCTTTTCATCTGTAATTGTTTTGGGGTTAGTATAAATTCATGTTCCTGTCGGCGGTCGGCTTGTCTTTCATCGGGCGAGCCATTATGCCTG